TTATTCCGTGTCATCTTCAGATAAGTCTCTTAACTTATCTTCCACGGAGTCTCTTTTCTTGTCCACTACAGCGTCTATATCCACGGATTGCAAGGATGGGACGATGTATTTGACTAGCTGGGTGAAAGCCGCTACCTTGTCTTTTGGTTCCAGTTCCTCGAAGGCCTTCTTGATCTCTTCTCTGTTGGATGTCAACAGCTCCGAGATGAAAGTCCTTATCTCTCCCGTCTTCTTGTTTGGAGTGCCTTTAGCCCTTCCTCCTAGCCTTCCTCTCCCGTCGTTCTTTGGTCGTGCCATACTGAACTAGTATTTAATAGTTTATCTGAAAGTCGATTTTTATTGTTATGGGGCAAAGCTACACGTCTAATTTTGAGGCATAACGATAAAAATCATTTTATGGGAATAATAGGTAGTGTAGTGGGCGGTCTGGCTGGCATAGGTGGGGCCATAGGAGCCGGGATAGCCGGACGTAAGGCTTACAAGAAAAATATGGGGATACTGAATGACATGAGGCAGGATTCCCAAAATTGGTATGACAGGGAGTATAACTCGGATTTCACCCAAAGGGCGGACGCTCAAGCCGCCCTTAACAACGTGCGGCGAATCCTTGACGAGAGATATAGGAGGGCGGAGGGTGCCGCCGCCGTTGCGGGCGCGTCTGATGAGTCCGTGGCCTTGCAGAAACAAGCGGCCAACGAGGTCTTGGGGGACGTGACTAGCGATATCGTAGGCCAAGCCGAGGCTTATAAGGAGGGTGTGCGTAACAATTATGTCAACCAGCAGACCGCATTCAACCAAGCGGAGATGGATTTAAACTCTAAAAAGGCGGCGAACGTGGCCACGCAAGCGGCGGGATTGGCTACGGCGGCTGGAGGTCTTGGAGACGCTTTTGGCGATGGCGTTTTAAGGAGCACAAAACTTGGTAAATGGGCGGGAGTGAAGTGATATGGCTGGAAGAATAGATTTAGTAGAGGAAGAGAGGAGGAGAAACGCACAAGCCGTGGCTCCTCAAGCTACGTCCGGTGCGAGCGTGCCGGCACAGGTACCTGTATCCCAGCCCGTGGCGCAACCACAGCCTCAAGTACAATCTCCGGCACCTGTTCCCGGTACGGTGGGAACGGCTATACCGGATGTGGGGACCGCCCCGTTGCAGGCCCCATCTTTAACGCAAGCGCCGGTGAAACCAGAGGCAACCCCGTTGTCCATGTATGACAAGTTCGCGGATATGACAGCCGAGCAAGCCATTAACACGGGTGAGATAACCCCGCAAGGATATTGGAACATACAAAGCGAGGCGATCAAGGCGGGTAAGCGTGATCCTTACTCCACGGAGGAGATTATCGAGATGATGCGTACGAGCGATCCCGAGTACGAGACGGGCGAGCAAAGGGCGAGACGTGAGAGGAACGACCGGGCGAGCCGTGCCATAACGGGGATAAGCGACCTGATAAGCAACATAGCCGGAATGGTGGGGACGGCCAAGGGATCGAGTCCCGTGGTCGTGAACAATCTCGCTCCCCTTGACGCTAGGCAACGTGAGATAACGGAAAGGAGAAACGCCTTGAAGAGGAAATACGATACGTTGCTCACGAACGCCAAGATGGGTGAGATAGCCTATCAACGTGATCTGGAGGCGGCTAGGCAAAAGGCGCAGAGGGATTATCGTTTGAAGCTGGCCTTGAAGGATATTGACGCTAGGATAAGGAAGGGCGAGATCGATCAAAAGCAAGCTAACGTAATGACATTGGAGGCGTACAGGCAAGCGAACAGAATGGCTACGGAGCAATTCAAGGCAGAGAACCGATCCAAGGAAGAGGCGGCGAACCGAGCGAACCAGATAAAAGTCGCTAACATAAGATCTGGTGGTTCTGGGGAGTCAGGGAAGAGGGGGATTATCACCATACCTACGGCTAATGGGTATGTTGATGTCAAGGAGAAATCTTTCAATGATCCGACAGTTACATCCATATTGTATAATCAATTGGATCCTGAGTATAAAATATCAGATACTGACCGTTCTGGTAACAGTAAGACTCCAACGAGAGATGAGATGAAACAGGCTATCGGAAGATGGGTTGCCGATGGACATGAGTTGAATATCCCTCAATCAATCATAGAGAGTGAGGATAGTTTCAATATCGATGATTATGAGGTAAAGGAAAGCGATTTTGAGGATAATAAGGTTGGTAAAAGGAAGAAGTGATGGCAAGATATAAATACAACGATAAATTATATGATATACCGGAAGAGGTGGTAGACAAGTTTGAATCCATGTATCCTGATGCGGTAACCCGGTTCTCGGTAGAGGATGATGTATATGAGATCCCCGTGTCACGTAAAAGGGATTTCTTGGGAACGTTTAAGAACGCTACTCCTTACGAGGATTTCTCCAGTTTGGATAATCCTGAGCATGACAACGACTTTGATGATACAGATTATGTGTCTCAATCAAGCCAGAATCCTCCTCCAATTGCCTTAAGGCAAGAGTTTGATGTGACAAAGCCCGATCAATCGGAGTATGTTAATCCTTTAACAAACTCTCCGGATTATAACTTTGAGTCGTTGCGAAAAAAAGGAAAGATAGAGACTGTTAAACCTAATGATAAGTTTGGTCTCATATCGGAATCTATTAATGAAAATAGGATAGGGTTGGACGATGAGATATCCAATGCGATGAGAGGTAATGTCCCGGAAGGTATAAGGCCTATAGATGTCACAACGAATTTGATATCGGCTCGTAACTATCTTAACGAGGCCGATGATCTTATCAAGGCGAGAAAGGAAGGCGGGGGTGTCTTGAGAGGCATGAGAGATGCCGCTTCTAAATTGGGTACGTGGGATTTCGGTACGTCTGATTTAGCCGCAAATAAAAGTGTTTATAATGCCTTGCGTAAATTCGAGAGAGGGGAGGAACTTAGCCAAGATGAGCTAAGATTGTTGGATGCGGTGGCAGTTAATACGGCAGCGAAGGTTTACGCTAGCGATTTGGGTGTATCCTATGATATTGGATCTGGTTTCGTGCAATCGATCCCTTTTATGCTGGAAATGATTGTCAATCCTTTGTCTGGTGCGGGCAAAGGTGTCGGTAAGGCCTTGGCTGGTTACGCCGCCAAGAGATTTGGCGGTAAGGTCATTCCTAAGGTGGCTGGTGTAGCTGGTCGTGTAGTGGGAGATATCGCCGCCTCTACTGGCATGGCCGCCACGACTGGGGCTGCGGGAGTCGCCGCTGATACTTATTCAAGAATGATCGGATCTCCTGTATACACGGATGTAGGAAGGGTAAGTTTGGGGCAGGAGGTCAGAGACCTTGATACGGGAGAAGTATTGAGAGACGAGAATGGTAATCCAGTCAAGGTCGGAAGTGTAGGCAAAGAGAGTATAGGAAGTGCGTTATATAAATCCTTGGCATCACGCTCTATTGACAATTTCTCAGAGATGTTCGGCTCTTATTTTGGACCGGTAGGCGATATATTAAAGGAGACTAAGGCTGGTAAGAAGATAAGCGCCTCTGCTTTGGTCAACTCCATGAACAAGCTCACTACTGCGGATTGGACGAAAGGGTTCAATAAAATTATGCAGGATGCTAAATATGATGGTTTCTTTGGTGAAACGGCAGAGGAGTATGTCGGAGGTTTGTTGAATGCGGCGATAGTAGGAGATCAGTCATTGGAAGACCTAGGATCTTTGGATAATTTATTGCAGACCGCAGGTACAGTAGGGCTTATGAGTGGCATTTTAGGTTCAGTCAATCTAATTGGACTCAGAGGCGTAAGATATAATGCGAGAAAGGGTTTGGAAAGAAGTGAGGCAAATGGAAGAAAAGTTTTTGGCGACGATTTCGATGTGCTAAAAGATGAATTGATGAATATGGATCCAGACAAGAGGAAGGATGTGGTAAGGGATATGATAGCCTCTGATCGTTTTAACATGGAGCAAAAGAAAGCGATCATGGATTATTTCTATCGCCGTAGCGTATATGATGGTTTAGCCAACGGCGAAAGCAAGAAAATGGATGAGGCGACTCAAGCAGAGACGGAAGCTATAGAGTCAGAGTCTAATCCTGAGACGGGTTTATACATTGAGGCTTCAAGGATTGATCCCTTGACTAAGCAACTTACTCCCGGTACTATAGTACAAGGCATGATGGAAGACGGGAAAGACCGTGTCATGTGGAAAGGACCGGATGGAAAGGTTGAGATGATCTTGAAAAGCGAGATTGACCCATCTTCTGTCCGATCCATGCAGACGCAAGAGATAATCGACGTGTCGGTGAATAATATAAGGGAGAGTATGAGGGCTGAGATAGAAAGAGATAGTAAATATGATCCTTCTATTCCAAGTCCAGAGGAAACGATCGGACAGTCTTTCTATGTAGATGGAAATCCTTACGCATTCTTTAATGAGAATGGACGGTTAAATCCTTATTTGGTAGATTTGAATGGAAAACCGATAAAACCTGTACGAAATATAAGTGTCGAAGATTATTATCAAGCTAAACAAGCGGAGATAGATAAACAAAAAGTAGTTCAAAATTCTCCGGTGTATAAATTATCCGATGGGAGGATAGCACGTTTGATCGACATGGATGAGAGTGACGTTGCCTTGGAGATATTGGATAGAGATGGGAATCCTGTGGGCAATATATCCATGACTAAAGAGGATTTTGATAATAACGCATCTATGCAGGAGCAATCTCCATACGAACGTTATGTTGATACAGGTGATGTTGACGATAGTGTTGTAAACCTGATAGCGGATAAGATATCGAGAGGTGATGCCCTTACTCCAGAGGAGGAATCCATGAGACAGGGAGCCTCTGATCGAGTGGAAAGCAGATTGTCAGATATTAGAGATCAGTCTCTAAAAGAGGCTGAGACGTTAAATGTGACAGAGAGTATTTCTCAATCTTCAAATCAGGGGAGTGAGGTTCCTTTGGATAACCAAGAGCCTACAGGGGACATCAAACCTTCTGTCGTTATGAAGGAGGATGGTACGCCAAATTTCGTGTCGTCTGGGGTGGATGCTACATTGGATTTCCTCCATGATAAATACGGAGAGAAGATGCCCAAGAAGATCGAGGTGACAAGGAAGGCGTTCGACGAGGATCTCAAGAAGGCTTCAGAGAAACTGGATAAGGCCCAAGAAGCATATGACAATGCCCCTATCGGAAAAGAGGATAAGGTCGAGGCCGCACTGATCAAAGCCAGACAAGAGTATGATGCGATCAAGGTCGAGGCTGATTTCTGGGCTAATCTTGATGATGATATCAAGGAGGCCAGCAAGAAGCCGGGTGATGTCATAGCGAAGGAGATCTCCGTGATAGGTGATCCTATGAGCGGAGAGGAGCTTGCGGCCATGATGCTGGCTAATGGGGCGATCAAATTGACACGTGACAGTTACAAGAAAGAGACCGGTGCCGGGAATAATGAGACAGCGAGGATGTTCGGACTGTTCGCCTCTCCGGAGAAAGGCGGTGTTAATATAGAGAGGGCGGGTGAGATATTGGAGCTTGCCGATAGGGAGGATGGCACTAACTTCTTCGATGAGAACGATACGAACGCCGGAAGGGACGCTATCATAGAGGTCTTGTCTTCCGCTCATACACGTGGAGACTTGATCGATTATGTCAAGAGGAACCGTGAGGCGATCGCTGAGCGTGAGAGACAGGCCGAGTACAACGCTTACGCTGAGTGGTGCGAGGAGAATTATCATATGTCCCCGGAAGAATACGAGGCGTATGAGGAAAGCATGGCACGTGATTTCTCGGAGAAACAATTGACTGATGAGGAGCGAGGCGAGCTTGATTCGCAAATCATGGATGAAATACAGGCCATAATTGACGAACAAAATGAAATAGACGCTATCTTAGCGCAAAATAAACCGATAGAAAATGAAAACATTGAAGGAAATGACGAAAGCGGAGGCGATGGCTTACGCGAGGGAGGCGGCGAGGTATTGCCAAGAGAACAACTTGATCAGACCGGGGGAACTGGAGAGGTTGAGGGAAGAGAATCGGCTGGCCCCGACATTGATCGCACGGATGGAGCTACACAAGAAGGCTCATCAAGGGGACTAGTTCCTTTTGTCGCTCCTTCTCCAAAGGAGAACGAGACCCCATTGGACTATGCCGAACGCATAGTTGAGGCTAAGAGATTGCACGAAGAGGAACTAAAGGTTGATACCAATCCAACAGAGGCGCAGAAAGAGGCCGGCAATTACAAGAAAGGCCATATAAAGATAAACGGTTTCGATGTCACCATAGAGCAGCCCGCCGGTTCCGTCCGTTCCGGTAAGGACGCTAATGGAAAAGAGTGGTCTGTTACCATGAACAACACTTACGGTTACATTCGAGGTACTGAAAGTGTGGATGGTGATCATATAGATGTATTCCTAGGTCCGGACATGAATAGCGACATGGTGTATGTCGTGGATCAGGTGAATACTGATGGTTCATTCGACGAGCATAAGGTTATGATGGGATTCTCTTCCTTGGAAGACGCTAGGTCCGCTTACTTGTCAAACTATGAGGAAGGTTGGCAAGGGTTAGGCAACATTACCGGGGTAGCGTTGGATGAGTTCAAGAAATGGATTGATTCTTCAATCCGGAAGACGAAACCGTTCTCTGAATATAAAGGAATTAAACGGGAGGAAGATATTGCCCCCCGAAAAGTAAAGAAATTGTCTTTGGTTGATAAAGACGATTATATAACCTCCGCAGAGCGGAAGCATATAAAAGCGTTTCTGGAGAGTGGATTGAAAGAGGCAAGGGTAAACAACTCTATCTATGAGATTTCTAATATTGGTGATGATGGTGTTTATGAGATCGTAAGGCGGTTTAACTATACCGATCCATTGACCTTGGTGAAAGATGAGAACGGTAAACTAGTTAATAAGCGAGGGGAGGGTGAACATGTTATAAGGGTAAAGCCCACTTTTGAGGAGATAAGGCCGGATAGTGGTATTCGTTTCCGAGAAGTAAAAGATAAGAATGGCGAAAAGTCCTTGGTTGGGTTACATAATATCAGTGAAGAAAAACTTCGAAAAGCATTGAGACAAGGAGGCTTCGCCAATCCGAGTGCGGCCGTTATAGACATATCCAGACAATCGCATACTGGCTATGGTTCCATATCGCTTGTACTTCCCTCTTCCATGATTGAGAAACGTACTGGAAAAAATGCTGGTACTTGGAGTCAAGACGCATGGACACCCATTTATCCAACTATAGAGAGGCAGTTTTCAGGGAAAGGCAGTGACGCATTTTCAAAAGACTTGCAAAAACTTCCAGAGGAAATGCGGTCGACAACCAAAAGTGGGATGGACAGCTATATGGATGGAAGAGGCGAGGATAGTCTTGCTTATATGTATTTATATGAGCAAGGTAAAGCTCCGGAATTAGCCCGTACAAAGCCTTCATATCCGGAAAAAACAAGAACCGAAGTTGAAGATGCCACAAATGGATCGTTCTCCATGAGTGGTTTGTCTGACAAGCAATTGTCTCGTCTGAAAGATGCCTATATGGAATATAAAGGATTTAGTACGGAAGGTTACAATGAGGCGATAAAACTTCGTAGAGCCAAGCTTGAAGAAGCTATAGGTAAAATGAATCCAAGATCAATCCTCTACGAGAAACGTAAGACGGATCTTGAACGAATCGATAAGTATGGGTTTGATTACTCTGCGGTAGAAAGCTTCATGAAATCAGTACGTGATGACATAAGCAATTCTGACAAGGTTGATGCTCACGGAACAATGCGCGATTCATGGAATTTCATAGAAGAAAATGGAATGCGAGGCGATTTTAACAAGTGGCTCGATAAATTGAATGAAAGGTACGGGATAAAAGAAATTATTTTTAACGGATTTACTCCTTCCGGTATAAGAAAGTACATTCCTAACACCTTGGAGAACGTATCCAAGTTTATGAAGAAGCAAGGAAGAAGCGCATCTGTCGGAATAGGTGCGTCGTTCCAAAATTTCGCTGCGAGTTTGCTGGATGCTAAAGGCTCACTGAAAGATATACGCAAGGATAAAGGGAAGCTGACTACGGATCATGCTGACGTTGACGCTTTCAGGGATAAATGGTCTAAGGTATTTCATGAGTTAGGAGAAAAATTGCAACCGGATGCCAAAGGATATGACGACTACGGTCTATACAGGTTGGCGGAAGCGGCACGAAGCAAAGACCCTCAAAAATATATAAAGGAAGAATATGGGATAGATTTTTCTGATGAGGATGTGAAGACGCTGAATGAGATGGTGGATGCCATAAGGAATGAATATCCGGCAATGTACTTCGAGACTAAGTTTGAACGTCCTGTATATTTGGAGGAATTTGCTGCCGCTGTAGTCCCGGATAACGTAGATGGTGACATTCGTAAGGCGATATACGATGCGGGTTTGAAAATATTCACTTATAAAGCCGATGATGAGATATCGAGAAATGAGGCTGTTAAGCAGGCCTCAGAAATTGATGGCGTTCGTTTTCGTTCTATAGGTGATAAAGGCGCTGCTAATTTAAATAATGCTGAAACTATTGAATCCTCAATCAACGATTGGTCAAACAAGCTTAATACCCCTGTCAGGGTAATCCATGACGTGGACGATATAACCGATACGGATGAGAATATGTTGGCCCGTAAGAGAGATTCCAAAGGCTGGTATGATACTTCTACCGGGGAGATAGTCATAGTATCACCTAATTCCACGTCCGTAGGTGACGCTCAAAGGACTTTCCTCCATGAGGTGGTAGGGCATCATGGGTTACGTGAGCTATTCGGGGATGATTTCGATACTTTCCTTGATAACGTGTATCGGAACGCCAACGAGGATATCCGGAAAAATATCATTGACCGGACTAAAGGCAATCCTCTTAACTTGCGTGAGGCTACAGAGGAATACCTCGCTGAATTAGCGGAACGTGGTTTCGATAACAAGGCCGAGCGTTCGTTATGGGAAAAGATCAAGGACTCTTTTCTTGATATGTTGAGAAAGGCCGGTATTAGCCTTGATTTCAAGTTATCGGATAATGACCTCCGTTATATTCTCTGGAGAAGCTATAAGAACTTGGAGCAAGGAAATTTGATGGATGTGGCTGAGGATACGGTAATGAGGAATGATTTGGGTATCGGGGATTTTTCTGTTCGGTTTAGGGAAGAGGAAAAAGAGGATATCAATGATCTTAAAAAAAAGAACTATCGTCTAAACAAAAAAGTTGATCGTCTTAAAGATAAAATAGATGAATTACATAGTGATTCTCAATTGTCAGAAGCGTTGAAGAATGAGCTTATCAATGAGATCCAATCCCGGATAGACAGTAAGGATGCCAGTAATATAAACAAGGAAGATTTGCTCTCTTTGTTAAAACAGGTCAAGGGTGCGAAGACAAAGGCAGATATGGAAGATAAAATGCTGGAGGTGGATCGTATATCTAACGAGATAAGGATACGTTCCACTCAAAGACGTATCGACCGTTTGTTGGCATTAAAAACGCAGGATGTAAATGGAAAGAATATGTCTATAGCGAAGAATGTTGATGATAGTACACGTAGAGTATTCGATTTTATAAGAGGAAGTTTGTCTGATATAAAGATATCTGGATATGAACAAGAAATGAAGGACTTGCGGAGGAGAAATCGGGAACTGACCACATTGATAGAGGCGAGAGGAAGGATGACAGAAGATACCGGTCTTTCGGGGGATGACAGGAGATCGGCCTCGGAGGACATCGTGTCATTCAAGAAAGAGATGGAGGATAATAAGGTGCGGATATCCGAGTTGAAAAATATGGCTGAGGATGTACGGAATGCCAAGGCCAATGATCTCATGGGCGAGCTGGAGCATATGAGGAAGGAATTGGAGGATAAGCTCAATGAGGCGGCTGAGGGGAAAGCCGTATGGTCTATAGAGGATAGTGAGAGAAAGATGGCCTTGGATATATTAGGGATTTCTCTTGACGCTAGGAACTATGAGGGAGCTGTTAATAGCATAAATCGGGATATTATGGAAAAAGTCCGTAATAATTCAAGTTTCTATGCCGCACAAATGAATCGAATCAGATCAATGGAGAATCCTACGGAGCAAAAGGAGGCCCGTAAGAATATGAAAGCTGGATATAATGAGAATAAAAGGCGCATACGTGCGGAAAAACGATTGCTAAATGAAACTCTTCGCTCCCGACTAGAGGTGTTGGACAATATTGAATCCTTACTAAATGATCTTGTCGAAGGTGGACGTGCCGCCTTATCTCGTAAAACAGAAGAGGAGACCTATCGCAGAATAGATATCGTTCGTAATTCCATTGAGGATGTGGCGGATAAACCTGTTGACATAAATAATAAGGACTTAGGTAAGATGAATTGGTTTAAGAAGTTTGCGTCATCCCCTCTTGGTAGTTTTGATTATATGGCGCAAAGAGTAGGACGAAAGTTCTTGAATGGTGATGGTTATATCTATCAACGATTCGTAAAAGGGCAGGAAGGAACCATAGCGGCAGAAAATGAGTTAGCGAAGAATCGTGATCGGTTCCGAAAGACATTTGCCAATAAAGTGAATGAGATATTCAATGAGGACGCTGACAGCGTATTGTCTGATAGCAATAAATGTGTTGAGAAATCTGGAGTTTATATAATCAACACCGACACGGAAGGTGAGTATGGTCGTAAGATAGAGATACCTATGACAAAAGGTGAGGCCATGTATGTTTATATGGTATGGAAGATGGATGATGGACGGATGAAATTGGAGCAACAAGGTTTCACGGATGATTCCTTGCTAGAAATTGAGGATTTCATCGGTGAGAATTATAAGGCTTTTGCGGATTGGATACAAGATGATCTGTTGGTAAACTTGAGGGATAGATACAATGAGAGGTATGTCGATATGTATGGGACTTCCATGGCCAACATCCCAAATTATGCCCCGTTAAGGATAAACAAGAACGCCGTAATGAACGAGGTAGACTTGGAGGAGGTTAGGAAAGGCAAGAAGACATTGGAGGAAAAGGCAAACAGCTTGATAAAAAGAACGGTCAATTCCAAGCCTATAGATTTGTCCACGAACGGGATCGAGGCTGTTATAAGCCATGTACGGGACATGGAGGAGTGGTACGCTTTCGCCCGAGTCCGTAGGGACTTGAGTTGGCTGTTGAGTAGCCCGGCTTTCAGGAACAAGGTGAACTCTAATGTCAATGGGCATTATGTTGATTTCGTTGATGCGGCGGCATTGGCCTCGCATTCCTACCATCCGGATCCGGATAAATATGCGGACGAGTTCTTCGCAAAGGTTAATCGTGGGCTTGTCGGGGCGAATATATCTTTCGGGCTTATGACGGCGGCGAAACAGATATTATCGTTACCCGCTTTCTTGGGATATTCTCAAAGCCCTAAATTCATGGTAGCATTCACTAAGAATATAGGTCTTGGTTTTACGGGTAGACCCTATAAATGGGCGATGGAGAATATGCCCATGTTTTATGAGCGTGTGAAAGATGGCAATCTGGGGGATGAGAAGTTAAGGGACGATGGGGATAACCTCGGTAAGATAATAGAGTCTTATTTGAAGATAGGCATGGTACCTAACAAGATGATCGACGCTTTCACTATATCTGTAGGAGCTAAATCCGTATATGATTATACATATGATAAGTTGAGGAAGGGATACGAGCGGTTATCGGATGATGAGGCTAAGAGACAGGCGTTGGTTGACGCTGAGATATTCTTTAACCAGACACAGCAATCCGGGGTCGAGACGTTCTTGTCTCCCATGCAACGGAGCCGTACGATCATTAACAGGATGCTGACCACTTACCAAAACTCTAATATAGGATATGTAAGAAGGGTCATGTTGAGCCTTTATGATTTGGCGAGTTTGAAGGATTGGTCTAAGCTGAGGTCGAATTACGCAGAGCGTTTCAAGGCGGAGGGTATGGATGATGATACGGCTAACCAAAAAGCCCAAAGCCTGCTTCTTAATGGGGCTAGAAAGCAATTATTCCATTTCTTGCTGTTTGGTTGGGGAATGAATATGCTATGGGACTTGGGCAGTTCCGGGTTTTTCGGGTTCTTCGCCGGTGATGATGACGAGGATGAAAAATACAAGGATATCGTGAAATTCGTAACGACTCCCGTAAAAGGTGTGCCCGCTGGTAATATCATAAATAATCTCGTGGATGGGTATGATATTAATCCCGTGCTGTTTTTGGACGAGCTGCAAAGGGCATATAATAATATAGGTAGTTCTATAGATGATATAGGCATGGATCCCTTGCTTGCCATGGATGTGTTATCCAATGGCTCTAAGTTGGTAGGATTCGATATGGAGCGATGGGGTAACATTTATTTAGGTATGGAAGGATTGATCCGTAACCAAGGAAAGGAAGGTTATCTTTTGCAGGATATTATGTTCCTGTTGAATACCCCAAAGAGCCAACGGGTAAAGGTCGCTAGGGAGATGTACAAGAATGAGCCGTTTCTTGATTATGCGGAGAAGGTGTCTAGGGCTTATAGATATACGCCAATGAGTAACAAGTGGGAGTATTGGGTGCCCGGCACGGATATACTGACAAGGAGTAAGTTGAATAAGATCAAGAGGAACTACGTTGAGGATAACATGACATCGGAGCAAAAGGCTCAAGATAAGGAAAGGAAGGAAAAGGAGAAAGAGATCCGTAGGATCAGGGAACTTTCCATCGACAAGGAGGCGATGGAAAGATTCGTGAATAAATAAATTGGGTAGAGGCAATCTTATTGTGGGTTGCCTCTCTTTGTTTTTATGTACGATATTCCTATATTTGTTTCAATAAATCTAATATGACATGAACAGGAAAGAACTCGTGAAAGATATATTGGATGTGATTCATTTTGTCTTGTACAATCCTTGGTCTTTTATATTTCTGTATGGGATAGGTGGGATTATGTGTTTCGTTTATGTAAATGTAGATGTTATAAGTAAATATGAGGAAGGTGACTGCGCGCCACTTTTTAAACTATCTGTTTTCTTATTGATCGTTTTGTCTCACTTTTTGGGTTGGTTGTTGATAAAGAAATCTGAGGAGGTGGAATATTTGAGGGAAAGATATGAAAATAAAATTACAAATATAAGATCGGAAGTGGATTCCCAAAAAAGATCACTAATAACGTCTATGCTATTAAAATCTAATGAATTGGAGAGAAAAAATAAGAAGATAGAGACAGACTTAGGATATAATTATGAGATAAAAGTAAGAGACCTAGAGAAAGCATATAATAATAGAACGGATGAGTTGGAGAAATCCTATAGGTCAAGAGCCGTGGATCTTGAAAGTAAATATCATGAGAAAAAAGTATTTTTAGAAGAATGCGAAAGAAGGATGGAGAGAATACTGCTTTCTGAAAAACCTTTCTCGTTATCAGCCTCATTAAGCTCTGATATGAAAATGTATATATTTAAAGACTCTATTTATTATTTGGAGCATAAAGATCATCCAGCGATAAGTGCCGCTGAAACATTAAGAGAAATGAAGAAGAAGGCAAAGAATTATGTTAAGTCATATAATGAGATGAAATATAAATATGAATTCATCTTGAACGTGTTTCCTGAGCTTTCAAAGTACGTGGATGATGATGAAGCTCTTTGTTCACTATCTGAAATGGATGATTATACAGACTTTCAAGAGAAAAGGGATAGATCTGCAGATTTTTTGAGTAAGGAAGAGTGGGATAAAATGGATACTGACACAAGAAATCAATTGGCCTTAGATAGATACAAGAAAAAAAATAAATCTAATTGGGTTATAGGTATAGAATACGAGATGTACGTTGAATATGTTCTAAGAGAAAATGGATATAAGACGATTCCTCATGGAAGTTTGAAAGGAGTAAAAGACCTTGGACGTGATATTATAGCTCATAAGACAGATTCGTATGGAAACAATAACGTTTACATTATACAATGTAAGAATTATTCATCTATAAAAGACAAGGAAATCCATGAGAATGTAGTATGTCAGACTTTTGGGACAGCAATGGAGTATCAGATCAATCATAAGTTAGAGTTATTCACAAGGATTGTACCTGTAATATATTCTACGGTACCCTTATCTGAGACGGCATCTATTTTTGCCGAAAAACTTGGCGTTGTTTCCGTATTGTGCAAAAAAGGAGATTATCCAATGATTAAATGCAATATAGGAAATAATGGTGAAAAAATATATCATCTTCCTTTTGATCAACAGTATTATAGGACGGAGATAAAATCTCCCGGTGAATTTTACGCTTGGACTGTTGAAGAGGCGGTAAATGCAGGCTTTAGAAGAGCTTTTAAATATAGGCCATAGCTTTTCCAGTAGTATTTTCCTTCCAACGAAGTATATCTCCTATGGGAGGACGCTATTGATCGTTTTGAGGCACCTGAAATAAAAAACTCCCCAAATCCTCACGGGCAAGGGAGTTTTTATTATTTAACATAATCTATATGAATGGTTTTCAGACAACCTTAAACGATCCGATTCTCACGGACAGGAACGTTATAATATCTAAATCCATATCTAAACAAAGACATACTTAATCATCATTGCCGATCCTCCCGGAATAGCAACGGTGGGTATATCCGTATTAAAATGCTTCCCAATACCACCCAAGGGAAGCTGGAAATATTTATTCAAACTATATTTTATGCCAATTGGCATAAATATACCTCTGGTTCTCACGAAAGAGCGGTATGACTTTGATAAAGTTATTTTATGAATACAACCTAGTGTAATATCTTTAAGTAATGACTCCAGTCCATCACGGATGAGAGCCATAAGGGGTCATAAATATATAACATACCATACTCACGTGAAAAAACGTGTAGCCGTCGCAACTACCAAGACCCGGCATCCCAACGCCAACATAACAGGTAGTAAGCAACGGCCCACGTCTTATATATAGATTATATATACAAATAACGTGGGCGTATTGTTGCTATCGGCTCCCTGTTATGTTTATAAATTTGGGGAATTTAGGTCTTTATAGGAGACGATATCTTTAACGCCACAATGTGTGTCACGTCTTATATTCTATATCGGTGACAGCGCGAATATACGATTTTTGTTTATTTAAACGAGAGATTGCTTATTTTTTGTTTATGTGGCAGGTGTATTTTCAAGCGTGGAGACCCTTTCCTCTAAGTCTTTCAGGGAGATCCCTAGCGATGAGATAGACGATCCCATTTCGACCACGCTTTGGTCTATCCTGTTGATCTCCATAGTGATCCCTTTTTGCCCCATCACCAGATCTTCCGATTCCCCCAGCTCTTGGGTTATGGATGTTTTCCTCACGTATTCCGTATCTATCTTTGCCAATAACTGGTCGAGATTGTTTCCTTCCTTGTCATATACGGAGGATGAGGTGGTTACGTATGATATCTGGTTGCCCCACCTGTCCAGCGGTTTTCGTATTATGATCTTCTTCGCCATGCTCGTTACTTTTCCGCTAAAGTATGAATTAAAGCGTAAATAACGTGCGGTGTCGTTAACGTCGGGTAAGATTTATCGTTCCCGGTCGTTCCTGTATCCCGATATTTGCCTTGTCCGACAGCGACCGGACATAGGATATTGAAGTCAAATGCCCTGCATGGTGAGTCGCTGCGCCGTGTGGGGCGACTTTTTTCATGGAGGACGCACGAGGTAATCAAAATAACAAAGTCGTTTTGATCTTATGGCTAAAATTGCGGGAGAAAATATTTCGAACAATTAAAATTTTAAGATATGGAAGCAATTAAAATTTTTGAGAACGATCGTTTCGGTGAAGTGAGAGTAGCCGGAACAAGTGAGAATCCTTTATTTTGCCTTGCGGATGTTTGCCGGGTTTTGGAAATAAAAAATGTCAGTGATTGTAAATCAAGATTGGATCAGAGGGGTGTAGTTTTAACCGATACCCCAACATATAACCAACACGGGGCAGAGGTTATCCAACAACTTGTTTTTATTAACGAAAAGAACCTCTACAAGGTAATCATGCGATCCGACAAGCCGCAAGCCGAACCATTCCAAGACTGGGTATGCGGAGAGGTTCTCCCTTCCATCCGTAAACATGGGGCGTATATGACAAACGATACACTGGAGAAAGCCTTGACCTCGCCCGATTTCTTGATCCAATTGGCCACAAACCTTAAAGAGGAACAACAAAAGCGTATCGAGGCCGAGCGGAAAGTAACCGAGGCCGCTCCTGCCGTGGCTTTCACGAACGCCGTTCAATCGGCGAACAGTTCCTGCCTGATCGGTGAGCTAGCCAAGCTGATCGCTCAAAACGGGTATTCCATCGGGGAGAAAAGGTTGTTCGCATGGATGCGTGACAACGGATATCTCGGAAAGCATGGTGAGAGATACAATATCCCTAACCAGCAATATGTTGAACAAGGATTATTTGAGTTGAAGAAAGGCGTAAGATCCGGTAGTAATGGGGTACTGCATACTACTATCACGCCTAAGGTCACCGGAAAAGGGCAAGTTTACTTCGTGAACAAGTTCTTAGGTAATAAGGAGGCTTGTTGAGTGAATTTACGACAATTTCATAGAAAATCATCATGATATATAATATATTCAAGCAAATCCGTATATGGTTCGTCCTCTTGAGGGCGGACATCCAACTCCGATACGCCATAAAGGAGGCCAAGGAGAAGTACTCGAGGCGTAACGTGCGCTATTACGTGATCCCTAATTACGATCATAGGTTGATAACTTGCAACCGATCGGAGGTACGTAAATACAGGACGGACGGTTACTTCGCCCATTCTGTACGGATCGACGATTTCAACCGGGAATGTTTTTATTATACGCCATACGCCAACGGTAAAAATCCCATATCGGCCAAGGAGAGGGCGTTAAAGAGGAGGTCATGGTTGAATTACGTGTTACAGGCGAAAGGTCTTATATGATTAAGTAAAATAGAAAGGGGGTGACATTTATTTGCCAACCCCTTTCTTGTATCAGGCTTACTCGGAAGCTATGATACCCGCGGCTCTCAAGGTCGCTAGGATGCTGTTAACCTTGTTTACCACGTCCGTTAAGGCGGCGGAACTTTCCAGATTATCGATCTTGGGCTGCATGCCGTTCTTGAATAAATCCTTGAAGATTTCCAGCTCGCTTCTAACCTTGCTTACTTTTGACATTTTAACCTCCTTTTTTTAATGTTGGTATTTATAATTGTTGATTGATAGCGTCGATGCCTTGGCCGGCTATCATTTGTTGTTGCTGAGCGGCTAATTGTTCCTTCTGCGACTGGATCAATTGCAATAACTGATCGGCGAACGGGAAATTTCCCACCTCGAGCATTTGCTCGATAGATATCTGCTTGGCGTTCAGCAACTGCAATAGCAACTCGTTGGATAACGCCCTGTATACCGGAGTGTCGTAGTTCTCTGATATGGATATGTCGAATTCCACGCCTCCCATGGTCTCCGGGTCCCATTGGACATAGCCGTTCCTTCCAACGATCCTTATTATTTTTTTATCGTCGTAGAATTGCTGGATGTTCTTGCACTTCTTGTACATGCCCGATATGATGAAGCTGGCGAACGATTCCAGCAAGTCCACGATGCTGTTGCTGGCGTTGGACGCTTGTTGCTGGTATAAGGCTCCGCTTGTCCCGCTCGTGGGCTGTTTCCCCTGCAAGGCCCCTTGTACCCCGGATACGTCCTCCATCATGGACATCTGTAATTTTATCATGTCTCCCAACCCTGCCGGCACGCTCCGGTTCATCATCTGCTGGGGGACCTGTGCCCCCGATTTGAGTTTCAGCTTGATCACGCCGTTGAACTTCGTCCACTCGTCCGCTATATCCTCTATGCTCATGTCATCGGGAACGGAGGCCTCGTCTACCACCAGCACTCCCTTGGCGCTCGCTTTCGTCACGAAATCGTTCAGGATGATATAATGGTTGATATACCTTTGCTGGTCGATGATGTCGCTGACGAACGAGTGTATCTCCCCGTCAACGAAAGGATATGCCTTCATCGTGTAAGGGTGGCTCCCGTGGCTATAAGGGCTTTCTCCCTCGTCAAGTATATCCCCGAACGGTGAAAGATAACGGTAGTACCAGTAGCTTTGTATCATGTACTCGTACTCTATGAGCGGGACCTCGCTCTCTGGCATGTATAGCGTGGGTTGTCCCAGCTCGTCCAGCACGTAATTCCCCAGCTCGTCCTTGATCCTGTTATCCTCCAGCCGGCCCTCGTTCTCAGCGTCTATGTTCCCCTTGTTCGAGTAACTGTCCACGTAAGCGTCGCCCTTCAGCCAGTCGTGGCACCAGAACGCCTTTCTTCTCTCGAGCGTCCATAGTTCTATCACACGGCATAAGCGGGGGTCTTGCGGGGCCATAAACCCGTTAAGGTCATAATTGTTGCCCTTGAACGTGTCGTTGAACTTGGCGATATAGTCCTTGTCACGGGCGTTCTTGTATATATCTTGCAGCCTTTCATAATCCCTGTCATCCTTGGCGAATACGCTGGCGAGTTGCCCGAAGGTCACGTCATGGATCTCTCCGATCATCTCGATGTCGGTATGTCTGGGATCGTTCATGGGGCCGTCCACGAAGAACAGGTTCGGGTTGACGTTGTCAGTCCAGCATTCCCTTCGGTTTTCCCTTTGGGCGTAGGTCTCTTTCTGTATGGATAGGCCGCTTATGAGGAACTCCTCGAACATCCTTGCGTTCAGCTCCTTGATGTCGTTGATCTTGTTGTTGTACTCGAGCATGGTGCTCATGGTCTCTCCCAGCGTTTGCTCGTCACGATCCCTCGCCACGCACACGGGTGTCTTGTTCTGGTTCCGATAAACGCCGATGACGGTCCTAGCCAATCTTCGGATAAGGTTGTTGGTCATGGGGATATTCCCCTGCATCCTTATATATTCCTCCTCCGGGATCATCCGGCCACAATACTCGATCAGGTCCCCCCATTGGTCGCCGTACATATATCTCTTGTTCCTGTCCCTCTCTTTCCTGAACTTGTCGAGCTTGTCCCATGCCCTAGCGCATTGGTATACCAATGGCATGTTCCGCCCGTCCGTCATGTTTCGTCTCTCGTATTTGACGGTGTCTATAGGTGATATCCTCGATTTAGGGATCAATCTAGTCATGGATTCTTTTTTCTGACGAATATGGGGACTTGGCGTTCAATCGTAACGATAAAACTTGTCGGTTGTCATATGGTAGCCTCGCTGATAGGACCATGGGGCCTTACGCCGGGGGACTTATCCTTGGGGATGGACGGCAGATCCATGTCGCAATAACATATATAAAGTCCTATAGCCCTAGTCATGACCTTGTCGTCGTGCTTGCCTTCCACGGCCCCGAACGATCCGTTGGCTTTCTTCTCGTACGTGGACATCTCATCCAGCGTGTCTATATCCCGCTCGATATATGACTGTTCTCGGAGGCATGCCACGAGATAGGATATGATCATTGGCTTGGTGTTCCGGTTCGTGTGGAATCCCCATTCCGTCAGTTTTCCGGCCCGTATCTTGGCCTCGCTCGCCTTACGTGCGTACAGGTTGTCGTAAGCGTCCCCGATCTGGTTGAATATCAACTCGGACTGGTTTCCGTCCGTATCGTTGTCCTTGGTCTCTATGGTATTGCTCTCTATGACTAACAGGGCGTTCCCGAAAAACTTGGCGATCTGGGCGGATTTCCATGCTAACAGGTCATGGTCTATGTGTCCGTGCCATTCGGCCACTACCTCCGGCTTCCCGCCAAACATCATCCAATAGCGGTCTATCACCAAGATGTCCGAGAAATCGGATTTCTTTCCACGGCCCCCTATATCCACGATCACGAGGTAACGATTCTTGACGTTCGCTTGATCGTCTGGCAACGACCATACCTTGAGCGACCCGTTATGATCCTCCTTGAATGACAGCTCTGTCAAGGCGCTCTTCCCTTTAACGGACTTGCCCGATATTTCCCCGACATACTTGGGGGGCTTGCATCCCTCCTTCAGCTTGTCTATATGATATACGCTGAATACCATGTTGCCGGAGTTCTTGAACGCCTCCACGTCATCGCTGGGGAACTCCGCCGCCATGTCCGCGTGCTCCATGAAATCCTTCCGCTTGACTAAATACCAGTTTATAGCCTCAAAGGAAGCCCCCAGCTTCCATAGTCTCCAGTAATATTTCCCGGGGTCTAGGCATCCATCCGGAGGATTGTCGTTCTCCTTGTTGTCAAGAAGCCATTTGGCGAATGCCCTCTTGTCCTTCACGGGTAGCTCGTATCTCTCGATCTTGAACCATGGGACGAATACGAACCTCCTGTTGCTTTTGCCTTTCTTGGCCGTGACACATGACAGGTAGAAGAAATTTCCCATACCGTTAGCGGTGGATTCTATGACCTCCACGGTAAGCGGGGCCAATAGCAAGGATGAGGATATGCTCCTTATTATATCTTCCGGGGTTTTCCCGTCCGTGTCATCCCATAATCCCACCTCGGAATAATGTACGCAGCTCATGTCACCGCCCCGTCCCGAGTTTGGGCTGTTATAGGTGCCTATGGTTATGACCGTGTCCCTTGCCTTCTCCACGTTGCTCCCTTTCCCGTACGTTATGATACTATCCAATTGCGATCCCTCGTAAGGCGTGAATCCCAGCGTGACGTTATCCGGCAGGTCCAATAGCCATGTGGGGTATTTCTCCAGCATCTTGCTATACATGGCCTTGATTTTCCTTGACGTGGATGCGTCTTGCGCTACGATGGTGGAGTACCACGCCTCTTTATGGCATAGTTGTATCCACGCTATATATAGCTGTACCAACGTGGAACCTCCCCATTGCCGGGCCTTTAGCAGGATGATCCTTATGGGTAGTCCCGCCAATCTCATATTCTCCATCACGGATAGCAGCAGGCGTTGTGGATAGTTGAGCTTGAAATGGATGTTCTTGCCTCCCTCCTTGTTCTTTATCTCGCAGAAAGAGTAAGCCCAGAAAGGGAAGTCATGCTTGTTCCTTACTTTTATGAACTGTCGTACGACCTTCTCATGAAGTTCCTCGTCATACCTCTTGAAGGTGACCTTGCAAAAGGCCCTTATGGATTTATACCTTATTATTCTTTTAACTAGCTTGTTTGATAGCATGCTGACTGGCAGGAGCATCTTGTATGGGTACATGTCGGATATCTCGACCATCTCTCTTGTCCCGGGCGAGTTCTCTCCCTTGATAGGGTCGAAATGGGCGTGCATCTCGTCGTTCCTCCTGTTATTCTCCTCTACTAACCAATCTATAGTCATGATATAAATTATATAGCTTTATCCAGCAAAACCCAATCAGCGATGACGCTAGATGTATCTCCCAGCTTATGCCGGGAATGACGTATGATATGACAAGACTGCTCGCCCATATCGCCCGGTCTCTCCATTTGGCCGAGGCTAGTCGCTCGCCCCACGTGGCGAATATCATGGCGCTCGCCCCGATGACGGGGGACGTGGAGAAGAACGAGGCGAGGACGGCCATGATATAGGACCGTGCGATCTCCCTCTTGCCAATTCGCATTACCTTCAGGGCGTATGAGTTCCCGATCAGATGCCATATGTTCACGTGGAAGAACATGTATGACAGCCTCGTCCAGAAGGGGTATGACGGCCCGGAGGCGAAACCTAGTGGGTCTAGCGGTAACACGTATATCAGAAACAGTGCCGCAATCGTCGCATGGTTTGCTCGTAACATTCCTTTCTCATTTTAGATATGATGGCCTTGGCGCTCTCGGGCGTAAGTACGAAACATGGGGCGGGACTCTCTATTATGATGGATACGATATGCTTTATGGGCATTTTGGGGTGATCCGATCGGTACGAGACGAATTTCTCGAATAAGGACTTGTAGAATACCTTGGCGTTGTCCTTCATCCCTTTTGGCATGGCCCCCTTGTTCATCTGGTATATGACGGACGAGGCCCTTTCCACGGATACCCAGTATCTGGAGGCTTGCGACGCTACGGTCTCGGTAAGTAGGTCCATATAGACAAGGTCCTTGTCTGATCTCATGTTCCTGTTCAAGGCTTCCCTGTACGCCCTAAGGAGGTCAAGGTTTCTTTCCCGCATCATGGAGAATACGCTTCCGTTCTTCCTCATATCATACCTGTTTTTACCAAAGTTACGAATTTCTGCTTTGCCGGGTAAGATTTATCGTTATGGGGGCTTGTATCGTTATCATATTTGCGTATAGAATAATTTAAAAAAACAATGTATGCCAGAAAATGATATTGACAATAAGCCTGTTACGTCTAAAAGAGATATGTTCTTGGAGAGTATTAGGGGACGTTATCCAGATTTGGACGTGGAGAACGAGGATGAGTTTTATGGAAGATTGAACGACGAATTTGATAGGTTTGATAGAGGTGATAAAGCGCAGAGGGAACTAGGGGACTTGTTGGCCTCTGACCCTAGGAGCGCCGGCTTCTTGATGGTGATGCGCAAGGGCGGTAATCCCGTGGAATATCTTATCGAGAATTACGGGGATGATTTTAAGGCCGCCTTGGAAAGCGAGGAGGGAAAGAACAAATTCTCAGAGGCTTTTTCCAAGTATATGGAGAGGCAGACGAGAGACAAGGAACTGCAAAAGCAGGCGGAGGATAACCTGAGATTGATGATCCAAGGTCTGGAGGAAGCCCAGTCGGAAGGTAAATTCAGTGACGAGGACGCTAGGGCGGCTTATGAGTTCCTTTACGCCGATGGAGGATTGTTGGATCGGATCGTGGTGAACGGTGTCACCAAGGATGATTGGATGATGCTGATGAAAGCGGCAAACTATGACAAGTCCATGATGGATGCGGCCAAACGTGAGGAGGAGGCCCGTAATGAGGGGGAGATAGCCGGACGTAACGCCAATATAGACATAAACAAGAGAAAGAGTACCAAGGTGGATCGGTTGCCGCCCGATCTGGGTTCCAGCGGGGGGATGACATCTCCCACGAAAAAGGAGAGAAACCCGACGATTGACAGACTAGACAAGATCACGGGACGTAAGAGTGTTTGGCAATAATCATAATTAATAACCATAAACAATTAGTAAAATGAGATCAAAGAGTTTTTTTAATTATTTGGGCGGCTTGGTATTGACCGTTTTGGCCGTGATGCTAGGAGCCACTACCGGATGCGGGATGTGTATGGCCGTACCGACAACCACGGATGGAGGGGGAGAGGTGACTGATATTAACCCGGGGATTGCGGTCACGGATGCCAATGGCGGGGCGACTGCTACGGATGGCATTCAAATCTCGAAAGAAACGGATAATCCAGAGTATTATGCGAAGGCTATAGACAAGCGTATCACGAAAATGAGACCGATGCGTACTCCTATAGACCAGATCACGAGGAGCGCAGAGAGTATTAGCAGGGTCAACAGCATGGTCGTGAAATATTACAGTGTATCGACAAGACCCATCAAGGATTCCGTCAAGACCAATACGACCGAGATGGCATCAGGATCATCTTATGTAACCTTGCCTGTGAATGATGCTTCTCTCTTTAGCGTGACTGATACGATCCGGGTATCTGGGATCAAGGGCTATAAAGAGGATGGATCGACTCAGGATACGGTAAAGGACTTGATGCTTTATGTCGTGGGCAAGAGCGAGAACGAGGGATATCCGCAAGTGATTGCCGTGAACGGCAAACGAAATACGACAGGAGAGAATTCTATCGTTCCAGCCCTTAAAAAGAATGACGTGCTTATTCGTATGGGCCGTGCCGCAGGGGAATTGGACGTGGAGACCGGGCAGTTCTATTCATTGCCTACGCCACAAGAACAATTTTGCCAGAGATTCATGATGCAGGTAGAGGAGTCCACGTATAATAAGATGTGGAGTAAGGAGGTTGACTGGAACTTTGACGATATGGAGGAGGACGCTATCTATGATATGCGTTTGGGTATGGAGAACTCATTCCTGTTCGGTATCAAGGGAAAGAGTAAGGATCCCAAGAAAACGGGTATGGATGTTTATTTCACCGGTGGTATTTGGTGGATGGCAGGTCAGGACAAGTCTTTGGGAACCGTTGATGACTCGACCAATGAGATTGTGATCAAGGACGATGAGATGGTTGATTTCTTGAAGGAGATCTTCACGGGTAATGATGCGGGGAACAAGACGAAGATCGCTTTCTGCGGATCTGATTTCTTGGCAGCCTTGGCCAAGATGAAGAGTGAGCGTTTCAAGGTCGTTAAGGAGTTCGAGAAGTGGGGGCTTAAATTTACCTCTTTCGATAGCAATTTCGGTAAGTTGCTGGCTATGCACCATGAGTTGCTTGATATGAACATGAAATCAGACGAGGCCTTTGTTATGGACCCCGAATACCTCCGTAAAAGGACTTTCGAGATGTTTAGCAGAAAGACTTATGACATGGAGAAATTAGCGAAACGTAAGACTAGTGCCGTGGTCTTGAATGAGGCCAGTTGCTGTTATCTGGTATATCCGAACGCCCACATCCGTGTTAAGTTAGGTTCTTTATAAAATAGGGGGGGGATTCGCCTCCCCGCTTTAAATCGTTGTGTCATGAAATATTTCTCAGATAGTGTTTTGTCATTTAATCTTAAGGTGCGTGATAGATATCGAAGGATTCGTTTTATCCCTATGACAAGGAACGGGAGTTATTATATCCCTAGGGATAAGGATGAGGCCAAGGCGTTGGAGTCAATGGATTGTTATGGGAGTCGTTTTATAAAGATAGAATCCGATCCCGCTCCAGATAAAAAGTCTAGGACAAAGGATTTGACCCCGGTCGAGGAGATAAGGTCCTTTCAAGAGGCTATTGATTATTTAGAGAAAACTTTCGGTTCGGATATAAGCGGGCTTATATCCCCGGAAAGCATTCAGGGGGAAGCCCGGAAAAACGGGGTGGTATTTCCTAATATGGGATGATATGAGGTATAATGTCGAGGATTTGGTGACATCCGTGCGGATAACCTTGGATGAGAACAGGATTGAGCAAGAGTATATAGTCTCGGAGGATAACAATATGGAGCTTAATGAGATTATAAGGGAGAAGCTGCTTGACGCTGTACGATCAGTGGAGAGGATAGCTCCGGTACAGATGTTAGATAGCGTTCCGTTGGTAATCCCTGAGGCGGCCCAATATTGCGATACCGATGGTTCCGGATACGTGGTGCTTCCACCAGATTTCCTTAGACTGACCTTGTTTAAGATGCGATCATGGCGTAATCCGGTATTTGACGCTATAGGGGATGATACGGAGGAGGCTAGGATGCAATATAACGTATATACCCGTGGCACGCCGATTCGTCCTGTTTGCGTGCTCTCAAGGGATTTGTCCGGTAGTAAGATCCTTCGGTATTATACCGTGGGGTTTGAGAATGACGGTAAATATAACCGTAGGGATCACCGGATAGATAGGGCGCTTTATCTTCCCGTTCCTTCATATACGGGGGATAACAACGAAGAGCTAGAGTTCAATTCCCTCCTTCGGGAGGCTATTATAAATTATACGGCCGGATTGGTTATGGTTTCCAGAAGGGAACCCCAAATGGCCGAGACTTTTTTTAATATTGGAAAATCATTCGTGGAGTCATGAGCGAGAAAGATAACAACGTGATGCCTTTGGCTACAGATCCTCATAATCTGGGCGAGTTCGATAACGTGTATGACGCTATGCGTAGGTATCCTAACGGAGGCGTGGACGGGGATTATATTTATATCTTGGGTGTCCAGCATTTTTGGAACGTGAATCGTCAAAGCTGGGGGATACTAAAGGATAAGGAGGATAATTTAGTCCAGATGGTAGAGGATTTTATCGGCCTTTTCGAGAGAAGGGGGTATGTCTTCGCTGGTTATGCGTTACCAGACACCACTCCTGTTTCTGGGCTTGACAATATCTTTTATATAGCGGCCAAGAATGGGATTTATACTCATTTTGGAAGCGATCTGAAATTATTGAATGAGGTTGCTATCTTACGTAAACCCAGAAGATCATCTATATGGATTAAGGATTCAATGGATATCCCGAACTCGGAGAGGATAGACGTTATAGATGATGCCATATCACGGATAAATGTCGATATAGAGACAATAAAATCGGCGATTATCGGCATGGAGAATGATCTTGATGGGGTACATGATTCTATCGATGATATAAATAAGGATATAGATGCTTTCAAGAAGGAGACCTCCGAAAATTTCGAGGAGGTAAACTCTGATTTAGATAAGGTGGAGAAGCGTCTTGATTACATACCTAAGGAGTCGTTTTTATCAGCTCGTCCCGCCGGTTTCAAGCCGGACATCGACCTTACCCCGGAGATCACGGTAGACCGTGCTTGGAGAGACCATGAGGGTAACGTTATCCGTGATACGTATATCACCCGGAGGGGATTGAGGAACGAGATAATCGACATCACCAACCAGCAGGTAACGGACTTGAAGCCCGGTTCCGTCGATCCGGACGATCTTTCCGAGGCTACGAAGCAATTGATAGGTAACAAGAGCATTACCAATCTTCCGGACGAGGAGGATATAACCGTTTCGGAAAACCAGACCTTGAAACTGAAAGATAAGGAATACGCACCGAAGGATTACTCCGGAATGGGACGTGTGTATCTCCGGAAGCATTACGTGAACGGCGTGAACACGCTCACGCAGCACATGATGAGAAAGCCAAACACCATTTATATCATCCAGTACGACTACTGTTTAGCCGGGCAGACGATCGAGGTACCGGACAATTGCGTGCTGGATTTCCAAGGGGGGAGTTTGAGGAATGGCATTTTGAAAGGTTGTAGGACAAAAATAACATCTAATACAAGATATATATTAAAGCATATTAAAATAGATGGCATATTTTATGGACTATGTAATATTAATTGGTTTCTAAAGGATTATAATTTATGTGATTTTGATGTGAGTATTTTTAATCTTAATTTAATATTTGAAGAAAATGCTTATTACATAATAACTGAGCAAAAGAACATAAAAAGCATAATGAATATACATTTGAATTTTAATAATGCTACTGTTAAATTTAAAGAAGATGTAAATGCTTGGATTTTTGAAAATTGTGAAAATATTGTAATAGAGAACTTGAAATTAGACATATCTGATTCTGTGCAAATTCACTATGCGTCTAGAGGAGTAAATTTCCTGAACTGTAAAAAACTTAATATATCATCGTGTGAGATATATAGTTTATCAGAAGAAGAGGGAAGAGGTAGGTTTGGAATAGGTATAACGAATTGCAAAGATGTTATATTTGAAAATGTATATAGCCATGACTGTATACATGGATGGCCATTCTATATTGATAGCGTAGATACCTTAAATTTACATGGATGTATATCAGATAACTGTTGGGATGGAATTAAGCTGACTGGAATAGTTAAGAATGTACTTATATCCGGGAATATATTAAAGAATAATATAAGAGACGGTATTGATTTTGCTGGCCATTATATTGACAACTATGTTGTTAAGAATAATTCCATTATAGGTAATCGTATTATGGGTATTGAAACCAAAACATTAGATAGAAATCTTTATCCATTGAGTAAATATGGATTAAGGCCTGAAGATGTTGTGTTTAATAATATTTTTATTGAAAATAATGTATTGATTTACGAAGGAACAGAGAAGATAGAGCTACTTACTGTTAGAGATTTATATTCTTATGAGAGAGCGGATGTTGTTAAAACGGTAAGTATATCAAATAATACTATTAGATCATCTGGAAGTCTTACTATAGGTATAGGAATGGATGTTATTAGCAAGACAGGATTTGCTGTAATCGAAAATAATTTATTAGAAGGAGTATTTGAAAGAGCTATTATTGTAGGAGCTAAGGGAGCTACAGTAAAAGGAAATACGATTCTTAATTCATTTATAGGAATTCAATTGTCTAGAAATAGCGATAATTCTAATTCAATATTATCAGATATTTTAATAATTGATAATATTATAAATTCAGTAAATAATGTGATTAATATCAAAAATAACATTAATCCAGATGATATTACTTGTTCTTCATGTTACATTTATAACAATCGAATAGAGAGTAAAAAAGGACCTGTGATAGGAAAAACAGATAAAGATACTGTTAGGTATGCTGATAATTATTTAAATGGGAGTATGAGATCTAATCCCGCATCGGATCCCTCGTTCAAAACAATTCTTTTAAATTTGATAGTGCCTTCAGCTATTGTTTCATCGACAAAATCGATGCATTGTTCTGGATGGAGATGCGTTTCGGAAAATCCTGTGGAATTTGAAGCGATAGATCGCAGCAAACCCTATACAAAATTAACTGAAGCGGATAAGGGATTCTCATTTTTTGACAAGGATTCTCTTTATATTAAATATTATGATGGAGAAAAATATAGAGGTACTCCTTTAGGAGGTTCTTCTGTTCGAGATATCGATGTTAATGAATTGTATAAGATTTCTTCTAGTTGTGTTGATTTTTATATTTTAAGCACAGATAGTGCGCATATAAATTTACCTACATCTAGTGACGATGGAGGGTTTCTTGTGCATAAACAAAGAATTCCATTTGATAACACTGAAAACTCTCAATTAATCCATCAAACTTTTTTTTCTTTAAAAAAGGAACGCTCTTATACCAGATTTGGAAGAGGAAATGGATCGGATATAAATTGGGGAATATGGAAAATATCTGATATTCATGATGAAAGTCTATCTAACAGACCCTCCCTCAGTAGTAATGAGATTGGATTCTTTTATTATGATACTAGTTTAAACAAGCCTATTTGGTGGGATGGCACGAACTGGGTCGATGCCACCGGAGCTACCGTATAACCATTAAAACATTATAATCATGAGACAATTCATATACACGATCATCAGAAAGATATTCAAGCTTGTATTCAGTATCTACAAGCCGAAGGTAAGGACTTTGTACAAAGGCCGTAAGAACATTGATCTTACGGAGAACGGCGATCAGCGCATAAGGGTAGGTAAGCCTTTCTATCTGGCCGGGAACATCTACAAATTAGATCAGTTGGATAATACGAGCGTATTCAAGCTGGCCCTTTACAAGAAGGAAGGCGAGGATTGGATAAAGGCTAATGACCTAGACTTGATCTTGAAGTTGAACGCCGGCTACAACATATTTTACGTATAACGAACTAAAGCACGATATATCATGGAAGAGCGAAAAGATATTTGTGAGGGTTACGAGAGGGATAGCGTACAGCAGCTAGACAAGCTGGCCAAGGATAAGAACGAGCGTTTTCCTATCTATCCGTTGACATACATTCAGGCCGTATATGACGCTAGGACGAAAGAGAGGCTTGATTCCATATTGTGGAAATGCAACAACGTGTATTTGCCTTGGATGGGATCGGCGGGGGATACCCGTATACAGTTACCTTTCTGGATGAGAAGGAAGGGTATCATAATCACTTACAAGAACCTTGACGAGGAGACGATAACCGAGAAGCTCACCTATGATCTTTGTATCGCCGATGATTTCTTCCGTCTTGACTCCTCTTGGACTAGGATAACGGACGCCCTCCCGGTCGGGGGTAACATAACCATAGGCTCTAACGGCAATTGGTTTCAAGATGGAGTTGATACTGGCTTCAAGGCACAGGGACCTAAAGGAGACAACGGGCTTACTCCCATGCTTCGCACGGTTAATAACAAGCTGCGATACTCGTATGATGGAGAGGTATGGTATGAGATCTCTGAGTATATCGCCGCTTGGTTCCGCTATCAAGACAATAAGATCCAGATATCACGGGATCAGAAAACATGGTCAGACCTGTCAAAGCCGTTCACGCAAGACCTGTATATAAAAGGGTATGTCGCTACATCGTCAGCCCTGCCCTCTACGGGCGTAAAACAGGGTGATATCTACATGGTAGGCCCTACGTACGCGGCTGAGGACACGGAACATAAGAATCCTATATACCGGATGTACGTGTATAACGATTCAGGATGGGTGGATAACGGGGTTTTCCAAAGCATAGCCGCCGGGGTGGTTCAGACGATCGGGAATAGCGAGACGGAGGTCATGAGCCAAAAGGCTGTTTCATCCATCGTCGGCCTAGACACGTACCCAGTCTTCTCCGATACCAAGCCCTACGTAAAAGGCGAGATCGTTAATTACGGCGGTCTCTTGTATGAGTTCACGGCTGATCATGAGGCGGGGGCGTGGATTGGCACGGACGCAAGGGAGACGAGCTTGAGGGAGGAGGCGAAAAACAAAGATATAAGACTAAATAGTTTATTCGAATACATTTCGCCGGAAAAACTTGAGTTCGATTATAAAGAATGTATGTTATTATTAAATATAATAAATTTAAATGGGAAGACTAATCGATATTGGGTTCTTCAACAAGGATGGGTGCAAAATCCAGAAGTAGTTCAGCCGTTTCCATGTTTTTTATTTGAAGATGTGGATGATCCGTCCAATTTAATAGAGGTGTATTTTAGAGACATAACAACAAAACCAAACAATACGCAATATTACGAATGGTATAGTGATGATAAGTCCATAAAGATTGAAATATTATTTGACTGGGCTAAATACAATACTCTTTTTTCAACTTATTACCCGGGTAATAGAAAACGAATAATTGTAACATCAAAACCCATTGATTACAATACAGTACAAAATCCAATAGAAATAAAATTTAATTCTACCAGTACATATCATTTGCCAGAGTATAAAATTAACCGGTGTATTAAACATCTTAGTATTTGTGATTTTGATACTACAAATGATATTGAAGAATGGTCACTACTTCGTGCGGGATTTTTAACAAATAATTCTTCTAATCAAATAGTGTTTTATTTCTTAAGAAAGAAAGATAATAAACAAATAAGTTATAATTCTGAAAAATTAGAAAGTATACCAACTGGAACTTGCTTTTATGAATTTTATTTAAATTCCACTCATGTTAAAATACTATTTGATTGGGATAAATACACAGAGTATTTCACCAATCGTTATGCACCATTAAATGATGATAAATTATATATTACCGCATACAAAGGAAACAAGAATCAAATAACAAGTAAAGGATTTTTGAATTCGTCTGTCGTGACTGAAAATAACATTAATATAGCAAAATGCTATTACAATTTAAGATTGTATGAGTATAAATACAGTGGGGAAACTTATGAATTGCGACAACAAGGTTGGGCTGATTCTATCGGATATCCTGTTTTCTATTATATAAAAGAAGGGGCGCCGTTAGAAGATATACAAATGTTTAATGAAATCGATGTAACACAAAGACCTAGCGGTATATTGCATTACGTATTGGATAACAAAAATATTCGAGTAGAATTTGATTTTGATTGGGATTCTTTTTTTAAATATTTTCCAAATGATATTTACAGATATTCTGAAAAAAATGCGATTAAAATAAATCCTATTGAGTTTGAATATGCTAGAAAAACCGATTTGATACTTCCTTATATTGAGGACGTTTCATTAGGTCAAGAAGATTCTGGGTTGGCAATATATGAATACTTTAGATCACTTTACGTCATCTTCAATAAGCCTGTTGAACACAATTCTATTTTAAATAAGTTGAAAATTGGAGTAAATAGAAACTATTGGACAACAGAACCCGAAAAAGTCAAAATAAACATTGTCGTTGGTCAATTTGATCAAAGGCAAACCTTAGTTAATCCTCGGATATACACTTTTAATTTTAAAGAATTGTCTCCAAATTATATTAACGACAATGAAACTGAATTTGATTTTTATGATAAAAATGTCGTAATAAATAAAGGGGAAATAGTTGGTATTAGATCTGGCAATACAGCAGCGGGTGATGATTTTATATTTTTGGTTAGTAGATCTGAAAAATACAGCGATTATGTGTACGCAAGTAGTACAATAGATGGTGTATTTGTTGCCACAAACCAATTTACTACATTTCAATACAGTGTAGTAGAATTTGATACAAATCTTGCAACTCAAGCTTCCGTGGAAGCTCTACAAACATCTGTTAATGTACTTATAAATAATGAAGCAAAATCATCAAATATTTTAACAGATACAGTTACAGGTGAAAAATACAAAATACAAGTAGCGAATGGTGAATTAACACTAAAATCGTTAAAATACAAACGAATTTTGTTAATTGGGACTTCGCAAACACATCATGACCCATCAGAATCTGTAGGATGGTATGTGAATAGAGCTATGGCCGGCAGTATTGATAATAATGTGTTGCCCTCATACTTATTAAGAGGAATACAAAAAACATCCCCAGATGCAACCATTTCTATAATGAATGATTATTCTTGGCAAAGGAATTATGTAAACTTTGATTACTCTGTATTTGATAGTACCATTGAGAGTGTTAATCCTGATATTATATTTTTAGTGACAGCTGGTAATAGTACCTATTCTGAAGAATTAGAACCTTCTGCCGAAGAATATTTGGATTACTTAAAGAGTAAAGCTCCCGGTGCAGATATCTACACTTTGGTTGGTTGGTATGGACAACAAAAAGCAAATGCCATTACTGAAGCTAGTCTTAAAAAAGGCGCAATTCCTGTTAATGTGTCAGCGAATTATAATTCATTGAACACTTGGTTGGTGGGAGATTACTATTATGGAAACAATACATACTATCCAATAGTTAATGAGGGTGTAGCGACACATCCGAATGACATGGGTCACATGTTAAATGCAAATCAGTTACTGAATGCGTGTTATGCCGATAATAATGAATCTGAAATATATAATATTACTATTAATATTACAGGAGCAGGGAAGATAACAACCCCGAATAATAGATGGGTAAAAGAAGGTATAGTAACATTAAGAGTTGTATCAGGAACTATCTCTGAGATTACAGGTCAAACAAAAAATGGTAGTACAGTTAGTTTAGTAAGTAGGACTAATGATGTGAATTCAAATTGGTCAAATTATTACACATTCATAATGCCCAATGAGGATGTTATAATTAATTGTGTTTTCAAATAACAAAATAATATATAATGTACCGCTATATCTCCCACATATCCGACCTAGCGAACTGGTTAAAGTCCATCGCCATAGCCGCCGTTGTTACGACGATGGACTTCGTTTCGCCGATCGAGAATTTCTTGGTGGTGATCCTGTCGCTGGCCTTCATCGATACGTTCTGGGGGTTGGCTGCGGATCACGGGGATTTCCGGAAGAGCAAGTTCATCCGTAGCTGGGTGTACATGCTAGTCTATTTCCTGATCATAATCATCTCGTTCTGGATAGGCGTGATGATGGATATATCGGAGGATAACGCCAAGGCTTTCGTATCTTGGATCACGTGGGCGATGATATGGTTTTATGGTACTAATGTATTGAAGAACATGGGCAAGGTATTCCCGGATAACAAGGTGATAGCCTTCTTGTATTGGGTTGCCGCCGTGAAATTTATCAGAAAGGTCAATTTCTTGGATGAGTATAACAAGACAAAGAATAAAAAAGGCTCCCCAGATCCAAAAGGATAGGGGAGCCGAATAAATTTTCGCTTCCTGTCTTTCGCAAGGGAGGATAGCAAGGTTAACAAAGCGCATAAAAGTATAAAAAAATAATTGATATGAGAACGATTAACAGGAAAATCAACTTGATCGTGATCCATTGTTCAGCCACTAGGGTAGATAAGGATTATACCCCTGAGCAATTAGAGAGAGACCACAAGGCGAGAGGATTCAACTCCGCGGGTTATAACTATTATATCCGGAAGAGCGGGGAGATAGTATCTATGCGTCCATTGGAATTGATTCCGGCTCATGTGACCGGATATAACAAGAACAGTATAGGAATATGCTATGAGGGTGGTCTTGATCCGGACGGGAATCCGGATGATACACGTACGGAGGCACAGAGACAGTCGATTATAAGGCTGTTGTTGGATTTGGTCGTACAGTTCCCGGATAGTAGGATCTGCGGTCATCGTGACCTATCCCCGGATCTTAACGGTAACGGTAAGATTGAACCGGACGAGTGGATGAAGATGTGTCCGTGTTTTAATGCCGAGGAGGAGTATCGCAATATATGAAACCTTGGAAAGTAATATTAATACTAGTGTGCTTGGTAGCCAGTTTCATGGCTGGCTACCGTATCCGGGGGGATGTGACTGATAAAGTCGTGTCTAAATCCGATACCGTATTAATAACCGACACGATCCATGACAGTATCCCGTATCCTGTTTACGAGACATTGGTGCAGACGATACCGGAGCCGTTCCCTGTTTATATCACGTTGGACGGTGACACGGTAAAGGAACCTGTATATGTTCCTTTACCGATAACTCAAAAGGAGTACAAGACGGATGATTACCGGCTGTCAATATCCGGCTATAAGCCTAATCTTGATTACATCGAGGTTTATAGAAGGACTGAGTATATAACCAAGACGATCACCCCCCGTAGATGGGGAATAGGTGTTATTGCCGGTTATGGGATCGGGAAACATGGACTATCACCTTACGTTGGATTGGGTGGATTCTGCAGGATTTGGTGAGGCCTCCATGACTCACGTCCGGGAAGCCCCTATTAACTAGTAATAATAATTCGTCATATGAATAACAAGGGTTGACGTTTTTTTGTTCATGGTTAATTTAATATTAGTTTGATGGTGACTTCGTGAGAACGAACCGGAAAGGGAAGATGAAGAAAAAAGAATCTTCCCTAAATAATCGGATCGGAAGTTTGATTATTTTTTCATGCCACGCACGACGGGAAGATTCTTATAAGTCTTTCTGCCGTGCATTTTTTGTGCCCGGCTTTGATAGTAAAACAAACCACGAAATAAAAAGTTTATGAATAAGGTGGAAATTTTTTACAAAAAAGTGATAGAGGCAGTCTGCAAGGAGTGCGGGACCGATCCGGTAATGATGTTTAGCAACAACAAGGAGAGGAACGTTGACGCTAGGGGAGTGGCTATAACCATACTGGCCGATCGCAAGTTGAGCGACAATATCATATCCGATCTGACGGGGATGACGAGGCAGGCGGTCAACAGGATGCGTAACTTGTACCCGGACAGAATAAGGAGGAGTTACTACCTGAGGAGGACGGTGGAGAGCGTGAAAGAGGAGCTATCAGGTACGGTCTGAGGGTGCGTTATGTTGTAAGGCATGTGATTTGTCTATGAAAAAATTTTCATATAACAAAATTTTTTGCGACATTTGCGGCGTAAAAGGTGATTTTGTAGCCTCGTCAAGTAACCAGCCTTGGCAGAGGCTTTGTTGTATACGAAAAGTTTCATTATGGAAATATATATGCCACATGCGGTAAATGATATTAGGATAGGAGAAGCCTTCAATCATCTATTCAGGATAATCCTGAAAATGGAGAATTCCGATGATGATGATTTCATATGGAACTTCCAATATACGGCATTTGTGACTCCATTTTTCTTATTGCCTCTTATGCTTTATAGAGATAAGTGCGGTAAGAATGTGGTTTGCAAGAATATATCGGACAGTGTTAAAAGCTATCTGGACTCTATTCATTTTGAAGGAGGTGTAGTAGCTGACAGTGTTAGTGATTTTCATAATTATATGGAATATTTTTCTATGAAAAAATATATTCCTATAATAAAGTTCCCGGGATGTAAAAGCAAGGATAGCATAAAAAACGATATACTATCTGTAGCAGAGAATATAATGATAAGGCAATTAAATATTGAAGGAGAGTTGAGAAAGGCTTTATCTTATATGCTGACTGAGACGATTGACAATATATCTGAACATTCAGAGAGTGAATTTGGTTATATATTTGCTCAGTATTATCCGTCAAAGAGTTATATAGACATTTGCATAGCGGATAATGGTATAAGTATACTGGGTAGTTATGTTAAGTCTGGCAAGGGAGGTATAACTAACGATGTGGAGGCTTTAAAAAGCGCGGGAAAGGGTATATCGACTAAAAATTTACCAGATACCGAGAATCGTGGTTATGGTATAAGTACTTGCAAGAGAATGTTGTCTAAGGGACTTGGAGGAACATATTTTTTGCTGTCTGGGCAAGCGTTTCATCTTATGTCAGAGGAAGAGACATCATATATAGGACTTCCTGATTATATAAAATGGGATGGAACTATAGTGGCATTAAGGATACCATATAAAGAGGAAAGGATGTTTAATTTTTATGAATATTTAGAATGAAGATCATGGAAAAGACAATTGTGATATCAGAATTGATAAGGGGAGAGCTTCGTTCTAGGACAGAAGCTAAAAAAATCTATATGAGGGCTAAGGATTTGAATAGCCCATGTGTACGTATAGATTTTAAGGATGTATACTTTATGTCTCGATCATTTGCGGATGAGTTATGCAATACAATAGAGGCTTTGGCCTTGGATAAAGTGAGGGTCTCTATGGAGAATGAGAGCGACTCTATAGATCTGATGATGAAAATAGTAAAAGGTAATAGAAATAAACCGAGAAATATGCATGAGGACAGTGAGGTTAAAGAATTTTCGGACATGGATTCATTGTCAGAGTTCCTGTCTACCATATAAAATTATTTCATGCTATATAAAATAGAATGATATGAAAAATTTAGATGAACCAAAAGCTAAGGAGTATAATGAATTCCTAGAAAGGAATAGTTTTGATAAATACTCAGATAGAAAAAAACATATATCTAGTCCAACCACGCTACAATGCATGTATTGGAAACAGGTGGAACCGGTAGATATAAAAAGTAACCAACCATAAAAATTAAGCGTTGTATATGCCTTTGGTTTGAAAGGTCTAAACAACAACAATAAGCGTCGTCAATACAAATTGGCGGCGCTTTTTTTGTCTCATCCCCTTCCGCAAAGAACTAGCAACAACCTCGCAACAAGCTAGCAAGGAGATATTTATTTAGCAAAGCCCTTCTCATGATTTTTGTCGTGTCCGGTAATGGTGCCGGATTAACGACAAAAATTAAAGATAATGGATAGAAATTATTTTATCGGTACTCCCGAAGGAGGCAATTCCGGTGGAAGTAAGTTTGACATCATGGCCTTTCTCCCGAGCTTGATGGGCGGTGGTGGAAAATCATTGGACCCCAATTTGGTAGCGGCTTTGATGAACAATAAGGGCAATCAAGACGCTTGGGGCGGTGGTGGTTGCTGGTGGATCTGGATCATCCTCCTGTTCTTCGTATGGGGAGGCTGGGGTGGCAACGGCTTCGGCAACAACGGGGCTAATGGATTACCCGCTCAATTGAACAATGACGCTGGGCGTGAATTGTTGATGAACGCTATCCAAGGAAACGGAACGGCTATCAGTCAATTGTCATCTTCCTTGAATTGCTCTACCCAGCAATTACAAAACGCTATCTGCCAGATCCAAGGACAGATCCAGAGCGTGGGTAACCAAGTAGGCATGAGTTCTCAACAAATCATTAATGCCGTCCAAAGTGGTAACAATCAATTATTGAGCCAGATCGCCGAGTGCTGCTGCACGGTTAACAACAACATCACTAAGATGGGCTACGAGAACCAATTGGCTAGCTGCAACCAGACAAACACGCTGGTGAATACGATGAACAACAACACGTTGACTCTCCGTGACTCAGGTCTGCAGAACACCCGTGATATCATCAACGAGGTTCGTGATTTCAAGAACTTGTATCAACAAGACAAGATGGATCGCTTGACGGCGGAGAACCTAGCCTTGAAAGGACAGATCTCCCAAAGCAACCAGAACGCCTATTTCGCCGCTACTCTACAGGCGCAGACCGCCCCTCTAGGTAACGCCTTGGGTGATTTGAGCTCAAGATTGGCCAAGATCGAGTGTAACCAGCCGGAGGTGGCAAAGGTTCCTTACTCCCCCGTGGTAGGCATACCCACTTGCGTGGCCGCCCAGTACGGATTAGGCCTAGGTCTCGGTAACTGGGGAAACTTCGGCAACGGATGGGGATAATGAGTTAATAACCTAAAAATAAAGAGTTATGGCATTCATTAGTCCTTTCATAATGGCGAACAAGAACGGTATCCCACGTTTGGAGAGCACGGGCGTTACGGTCGGGACGACCAACGTTCGTTTCTCCTTCCGCAATCACCCGTTCCTGTCAGCCCCGTTTAGCGGGTTGATCTTGTTCCGTCTGGCCCAGCCTATCCCGGCTGGTACTACCGGGACGTTGCCGGTAGTGTTTGACACGAACGGCTCCACGCAGGCGCTAACGACCATTAACGGCGCAGATGTCACGGCATCCGATATAACCGGCACCGGAATCTACTTGTGTTACTATGAGTCGGGCAATAATACGCTCCAGATAATGACGGGAGTGGTGTGAGAGAGTATCAACGAGAGACCGGAGCGATCCGGCTCTCATAAAAACCAAGAAATATGTTCAAGAATCAGAGACAAGGAAATCCTTTATATATCCTTCATAAGGGGAATACGCCGTTTTGTGAGGTTGGAAGCATAGTCAGCGTGTCCCCTCCGAGACCGGAGAATCCAAATTTCAATATGTATGGTCCGCAAGCTAAAATCGTGGTGGACATAAAGGCCAAGGTAGGTGAGGACAACGTCAGCTTCTCCAACGTCTTGTCCGACGTCACCATTACGGATTACCCCACTACAAACGGGGAGAAACTGGTTGTGTCATGCGATCTAGGTGCCCTGAATACGGAGATCAACGCCATGATGCAGCAAAGCCGACAGGCACTTGACAGCATCGATTACCATAAATCCGTGATTGAGGGGTGCGAGAAGATGCTGGTAATACTGAACCCTGAGTTTGCCCGGGAGAAGGAGAGGGAGAGTGAGATCGCTAACATGAGAAACGAGATGTCCGATCTGAAGGAGGCTAACGCAAGGTTGGTTGCCATGATGGAGCAACTTGTCGGTTCCGTGAACGGTAATAATAACAAGAATAAAAAAACAGAGTGATATGGGAACATATAGCAGAAAACTGAGAGAGCTGATCGAGGAATTCGACGCCATGGAAGACGAGGATATGTTGGAACTGGCGAAGGAGGCCTATAAGCTTGGCTGTAAGGAAGGAAAGCGGAAGGCCATGGAAGGCTATGGCAACCGTATGGAGGAAGACGATGACGATGAGTTCGAGGACGACGACGAGTTCCGTGAGATGTGGGAACGTGGCGGCTACGGCAACCGTGGCGGCGGTCGTGGATCATCCGGGGGAGGCTATGGCAATCGCCGGGGAGTAAGAGGATCCGGACGTGGACGTAGGTAATAATAATCATGGGAGGGGCGAAAGTCCCTCTCTTAAATCAGCAGATCATGAGATTGGACGCATACGATAAGTTCCCTACGGGAATGAGAGAATATTTAAAGGCGTATGGCTGGCATTTCTCCAAGGCCATGTGCGATTTCGCCGTTTCCCGGATGTGGACGGTAGACGATTCCGGAGATAAAAAAGAGACTAGGAGTTATACCAAGGAGGACGTGGATAAGATACTGAAGCAATATGGCGTTAAGTTAAGTAAGTCAGAAGGATATGACTATGTCTATGTCGCTAATATGTGCCTGTTCGATTTTCAATCGAGATTGCCATTGAATGAGCAAGGGCTAGCTAGGTATATCAAGGCCGTGATAGATGATCCAGATGGCTATGATGGCATGGTGTTCACAAGGTATTACGCTGATTGCATAGGGTCTGGCACGCCTATAATCTGGGAGGAGATGATGTGATGGGAGGCTGGGGCTACATACTGAGGATCTTGAAGGGAGAGTCCCCCAAGGACGTGCTGGCGAGTATGCCGGAGAAGGATTTTGACAAGGTATCCGAGGTGGTTGGCAATCTCAAGGCTACCAATCTCACCCGGCAACAAAGGAGGAGGATAGAGCGGGAGTTCAAGACGGTAAGGAGATGATACGACGGGATTACCATATCAAGAGATACGATTGGGTGATCCACGTGCTGTATAACGTCACCTGCTCGAGGACATCCGATATCATAGCCCTATTGAGGAGGGTCGGTTGCCCGGAAAGCAAGATACGGGAGGCTTATGGCAACGTAGGATCCTGCAAGCTGGACGTGGGACTGACCTATTCGAATTACCGCAGCCGGGAATCCGTCATGGTGATAGGCCGGACCTCGTCTTACAGGGAGTTCTCCAATTCGTTGTTCCACGAGTGCCGGCACTTGACGGATCATATGTCCTTGGCCTTGGATCTGGAGATCGGAGGGGAGCCTATCGCTTACTTGGCTGGCGATATAGGAGCCTTGATGTCCGATGAGATAAGGATGTTCATCTGCGATTGCCATCGTCACAGGAACGATATAAACGATGAGTTATGGGAAAGAAAAAAGAAGATAAAAAGAAAAAGGAATCCGTAAGACGGGAGATAGACCGCCTCACGGATTCCTTGGATTTCGAGCCTGTCAACTTCTATGAGGTGATGGCTCGGATTAGACACTTGATGTGCCATGAATATTCTATGAATAAGAAATATCGTTAGTATATTCTGGATTTCACTTCCTTTGAGAAAAAAAATAATGGACATAACTATTCGAAAAGCAGATATTTATAAGGAAGTGGAGAAGATTACCTCTATAACTGGTTCCTCTATAAACATGGAGGATGGATCGACCTTGTATGATAAGGTGTGGGCCAATGAATACGATCAAGATATTTTAGATACATTCTGGAGGAATGCTGTAAACACAGTCATATCTCTGTTCATTCGTTATCTGGACAAGGATACGGTAAAACATAATATTATTGAGACTGACAGAGGAGAGATATTTTCCTTGAAAGTAAAGATGCCTGAGCGTTTTGACCGAAGGCTTGAGGGAGGAATTTGCGACTTGGTCTCGGATTTATTGGCTACAATTGTCTTGTCTGGATGGTTTGAGCTAAAATTACCGGAAAAAGTCAAGACCTATAATGATAAGGCGATAGCGTTATCGTCAGAAATAAGAGGAGAACTATTATATCGTGTCTCCCCGGTGCGAGAGAATAGAAAAGACTATGGATTAGATAATTATATATTCGATCAAGTTTATGGCAAATGTACGGATTGTCCTTCACAAGGATGAGATAATGGCAGATATAAAGGCTATAGCCCATGTTACAGGAAGAAGGTTATTGACCCCGGATAATATGGATAAAGCCTCGGATATACAAACACCGGAGGAAGGCCCGGACCTAGATATTGTTGCCCGGGCATTATCTTCCGCCTTTGATAACATAAAGCATGTATGCTCAAGATACCTAAATGTTGGTAGGCTGGAGGATTGTAACAGCCTAGAGGATATATCAGGAGACTATATGATAAATCTCAATATGCCTTTACGTTGGAACTATTCCGCGACATCCCGCATTAAGAGCTTAATGCACGAGCATATTGTTTGCTACGGATTGTACTCTATCTTTGAGAAGACCAATCCTGAGGACGCTACTATTTACTTGGAAAAAGCCAGCGTGCAACTGTCTTTGATAAAACCGGCCTTAGAATTGAGGACCGGTCCGATAAGGAGGAGGATTAATCCGTTTATCTAGGCTTGTTTCTCCATTTTGGAGTATAATATACGGATATGACGGATATCGACTTTTTCCTTGTCAGATTAGCGGTGACCAGAATCCTGAAATATTTGAATGGTGTTCCGCATATTCTAGAAAGATACGGGCCAATAACGCTTCCGACGGGAAAATAAAAGATCCCGTCGGTACTAGCGTACAAGACAAATGATATATCGGTCTTGTTGAAAACTCCCCTACAAACAATATTATTGACAGTCTTTAGCATGTCATCCCCCAATTTAATCGGCCTTGTAAGGATAATTCCCTTTTTATTGTCGTTGCTGTCGTTATCTACTTTTGAGGATAGATCTATTATTTTGCTATTGGTTGCTTGTAAAAAGGTCGATGGATAATCTGGAACAGCGTATTTATACGCCGATGATATCGTGCCCCATGTCCCTTGGTTAATGGAATAGACATATGCGTATACCTTATCAGGATTTATTACCATTATTCTCCCGTTCGGATAATCATAGGCCATAAATGCGTCCTTTATGTAATCTTTAAAAGGTGTCATCTGATTTATCTCTCCTGATAGAAGCTCTTTTGTAGCTATCTCTGACAGGGATTTGATAGAAGCGATATCTAGGCTTGGGCCATCGAGGATCGAGGATATAAGCGTGGTATCTCCTCCTGATACTATCATAATGCCTTTCTCGGACGTGAAAGCGACCGCCCCGTCAAGCTGTGTAATAGATCCGGGGTTTGAGCATACGTCCCTGCTCATAGGTTGTTTGGTTGAGTATGTACCATCGGAGGATACTTCCATTGCCCAAATACCATCGGTAGAGAATACCAATAACGGGAATTGTCCGAATTGTCCGGTGGATATAGGTCTTGTCGTGGAAGTTATCCCAAGGATTTTACCTACCCCAACGGTATTTATCCCTTTCAATGGAAAATAAAAGGGATTATTGACCTCGGAGGTATATAGTTTGTTGGGTTGGATGATTGACTTGTCCTCGGTCTCGATTGAATTATTATAAAATCCAAAAGAAAGGTCGTTAAACGGCCTTGCGTAATATGCGCCATTGAGCAAGGAATGCGGAGATAAGAAAACCTCCTCGGTATCGATTGCGCTACCTCTTTCAATAACCATACGATATGCGTCAGTATCGGGATAATATAGGTAATATATATGCCCATCTAATGGTATATTGGTCTGCGATTTTACGACTATTTCTTTCCCCTCTTTCTTGATATGCGTATATACGGAGAAAGAATTGGCCGCCGTGTTGGAATAGCATACCATACTGTCTAGAGGATATCCGTCAAATAGTGTCGCTTTTACTCCGGCTATATTGAGCCTTGAATTGTACGGGTAGATAAAAGATGGCAATAAGGAATGGTTGCCGATATAAGTGTCATCCAGTCTTTCTCTTGTCTCTAGATTCTCCCAATCCCCTACAATGATAGCCTCTCTCTCCCCATAGGTTATATTGTCTATATTTATTGAATCTATTTTATAGAAAAGAGAGATAGAGGAAATATCGTCTATTGCGTTATCCTTGCGTGGCAGTTCCAATATAAGATCATTCTCAAATATATCCGGTGTGTCTGAATATGCGTTTTGATACGCTTCCTTGAAATTAAGTTTCCCGTATTTATTGTCTGTCGGTCTTTTTACTATGCCCCAAAAAGAATAAGGAAGCTGTGTGTTATTTAATGATTTTATGTTGTCGATACTACCAGATTGGTCGAATGTGTATATCGGCGCAGATATAAATATATCAATAGACTTGATGATATCGTTCCATGACGCTAGACTAGAGGATGGTTCGGATATAAACCTGTCTAATCCTCCGGTAATCGACAATACACGTCCTTTAATAGTGTGTATCGCTAACGTCTCCATCTCCTCTTCTCTATCTGTCCCGGGATGTACGATGACGGTGTCTGTTGAGGCTTCGTATGTAATGGCGGCCATTGGAGCCATGTCCGATGATGGTATCATTAAAATAGGAGCTGAATGCATGGTATAATTCCCATCATACAACCTATATGCGTATCGTACAAAGAAGGGGAATATAAACGAGCTATTGCTCCTTGATTTGTTGTTGATAAATTCTATGGCTCTAGCCATTACCGTATCAGTTATAGCTCTTTTATTGTTATCGGTTAAATTGTTTAAGACATCGATGACAGCTATTTTATCCGGTAACTCAATAGAGAATAAATCAGATCTAGCGACATTCCCTCTTAATCCAAATGATATTGACAGGAAGGGAGGCTTCTCGCCAAGGTATTGATATCCATCGTCTTTTAACAAGATATATGACATTCTCTTGTCCGTAAGGATGATCAATGTATTCCCTATGCTGGTGATCTTTTCCCATCTTTCTTCGCCTTGAAGCGTGTAATCAATGGGGACTTCTTCCCTTTCAGAGGCGTCAGACAGCTCAAACCCTATCAGATGATCGCTTTTTGAGCAGATAAATATTTTTCTGGAAGATGTATTATGGACAAATAGCAAGTTCTCATCTGTATTTAGAGTTAGGAATGGTTCTGGGAATGTCACCGCTCTCATGCTTCCGTTCTCGGATATCAAGTTTAAGGATATATCCAAGTCTCCATCGTTACAATCAAGGTTCGATGTATTGGCGGATAAGCCTGTTAATCTGATATTGCTCTCTTCCATGTTTTTTGAGGTAAAATTATCGCCGGATATCATAAATCCAGCGATAAAACTTGTTTGATAACAAGGTTATTGATCTGGCTCGATGATCCGTCTTGTTATAATTGGAGTCCTCTCATTCTCCGTTGCTCCAAGCCTGAAAGACAAAGAAGGCTTGAACAAGTCTTTCCCTTTTATATCGGGAAGCCTATAGACATTATTGGTCACGTTTGAGCAATGGAAACGATAGTGGTTCCCTTTGACAGAGAATGGACGTATACCATCAGGATCTTTTTGGATATAGAGGTTCCCGTTATCATCTATGACGAATGATATGGAATCGTAGTTGCGCAAACCTATTATTTTTGCGGCAGGGCTTAATATCTCAATTAGCCCGCTCTTATGAAACCTTATGTGAGGCTTTACCAATCTTGTTATTATTCGCATATCTCGAAATATTTAATTCCATTTGTTTCTTTCTCTCTTACTTTTAATATCCTAGAACCATGAATATTTATACCGGTAATAGCGATGAAGTACTCAAGTGAAGGAACCGTGAAAAAAAATTTTCCGGGGGTGTCTCTTTCCCCTGTGCGTTCGACCATGTTACATTGTGTCTTGAATGTCTCAGATGGGGTCCTTTTTATTATGGCGAACTTGTCGCTTCCCTTTAGCTTAACAATTTGGATAAAAGCGGGATGCCCCTTCTTGAAATTCATCTTTTTGAATAATTTTCTGCCTATTTTGGCGAACTGATTCTTTTTATTGTAAATCTCGATATACATGGTTTTATATTTAATCGTTTAACATTTATACTTGCTTGGCACTTGATGTGCCTGTTATAATGAATCTGTCTCAATGACGGATTTAAGAGATATGGGATCGTCTTCCCACGTTAAGTATTTACCTGTTAATTTATAAATACTGCCTTTTGGAAGTACGATCGCCGAGTTGTGATCCTCGACGGAAAAATATTCCTCGTCATGCGCCGATCTCTCGTCCGTCCATACCTCTCCTTGCCGCACTGGGAAGTTATCAAGAATAACCTCGTCACCATTCTTGTTTACGGCCAAGAACACTATCGTTTGTTCGCCTAGTTTCATAAATTATAATTTGCTCATTTTTCTTAATTATGAGTTACGTGAATGATCGTTTTCTCGAATAGGGCATGACTCTATCCCCGCTTTATAAAGTTTATCTTTAGCTTCTTCGTATAGTTTCTCATACTCAAGTTTTTGACTCACTTTTTGATCTAACTTTACTCGAAGTTCAATAACTTCATCTGCACGGGCCTCATATCCCGCTGTTACACAATCACTGAGATTGTTGTTAGATCAATGTCATGTACTTCAAGACATTTGGCAATAAGATCATGATAATAACAAAGTACTTTTTTTCTAGCTTCTTCTATTTTTTCTTTCATATCTTTTAAATTATGAGCCTTCCCGTGAAGGCTCGGTTAATACTATTCCCCAAGGTCGGGTATAGGCATCCACATATCACATTCATAATCTCCGTAATCTTCAAACTCAAAATTCCCGGATGTTGCGACACGTGGAGGTTCCCCGGCTTCAACAACTATATAACCACTAACTATTGCCCCATTTGATACCATCCTGCAAAGAACCATCTCATTTTCTTTAGGTAATCTTTCTTTAACGCTTATCCACGGGGACTGACAGGACTGCCATTCGGCACCGGCTTTGAAAGCTTTAAAGCTGGTGCTTCTTAATGGTAAGCCCATTGTTATATCACTTAGCGCAAATTCCTTTGCCGCTTCTTCTACTGTCTGTCTCATATCAATATTTCTTCCCATGCTTATTCTCCCTTAATTCGTTGTATCTAATTTTGTTATCGATATGCCAAACTCTTTCTCTAATTCCATTAATAACTCTATCTCGTCAAGACTGTCCATCCATAGATCATCCTCCAGCTTGGATTCCATCGTAAGTGGCGTATCTTTGTGAAAAAGTCTACTCTTTATGATCTCAAATACTTTGTTCTTTATAGTTTCTTTTTCCATTTTCATGATCGTTTTATTTATTATTGAAACATTGATGTCTGTATTATCTTTTTACCACTAGGTAATATGATTTCACCTAGGCATTCTTCCTTAAACCTTTTATCTTGGGCATTGAAATATTCCTTGTCTATCTCGGTTGCGTAAAAATCAAAACCCATTTTATAGGCGGCTATACGGCTGCTTCCGCTCCCCAAATGAGAGTCATAAATTTTGTCACCGGGCTTGGCGTAATTTTTCAAAATCCATAAATACAATGAGAGCGGTTTTTGGTGTGGATGTATCTTTCTCTTTCCGGTCTCATGCCCCATCCTATATCCATCCCACGGAATGGAAACAAGATTGCATGGGATTTTTTTTGACACGTAGGCTATCTCACATTTCGAGTATTTAAACACATCGTTATTGTTGCTCATCTTATCCCAAACAATCAAATAGTTGGTATTTCCTAGATATTGGGTGTAATAATTATATCCCCATATGATCTGATCCTTGCTAATTCTTTTTAACTCATCGAAGTATGACGCATCCTTGATAGGGCTATTCTTATAGGATGTATCCTTGAATTTATACCCATTATTCCTTTTCTTCCAGTCCTCTCCTATACCATACGGTGGATCTACGATAGCTAGATCAAAAAAATTATCAGGAATGTTTCTCATATAGTCCATACAATCCTCGTTGTAAACTTCGCTTATAGCCATAATATTTGATTTTTATTGCTCTCATCATAGATGAATGCAGTTTTCAACTATGATGAATGAATTGATGCCTCTATTGCCTTGAATATCTCAAATGCTACTTGTGGGACGATGGCGTTTCCGTAGGCATGAAATACCTCCTCTTTCAATCGAGATTTGCCATACAACTCAGATGATTTTCTGGAAAACCCATAATCCAAGCTACAAACCGGTGGTTGACCAGCCCACGTAACCCCAACCGATATAGGTGTTCCGGAAAGCATCCTGCGCTCCTTGATAATCTCTTGGCATACATTGGAGAAGAAAGGTTCTCCCTCATGTAATCGGATGCCGTCGGTGTGAGCAACCATGTAACACCTCGCTCTTCTATGGGGCGCACCCGCATCTGAAGCGTACATAATCTTCCATTCCGCATCATACCCCAGTCGGGCCAGCTCATCGAGGATCTTTGCAAAATCTCTTCCGTCGTTAACTCTTGTGATGTTAGCAACATTCTCTGCGACAACCCATCGTGGCCGGATCTCGTCGATCGCACGCGCCATATGCCGCCAAAGTCCCGTTCGCTCACCCCCAAGCCCGAGCTGTCCTTCCCCGAATTGTTTTGCCTTACTTGCGTCTTGGCATGGGAATCCTCCTGTAAGAATGTCCACTCGTCCTCTCCAAATAGAGAAATCTGTCGTCGTGATGTCATTATAGCTTACTCCCTTGAATCTTTTAGTTAGAAACTCCCTACAAAAGTCATTTATCTCGCAATGGAATAGGTTTTCCCATCCCATCCATTCGGCGGCAAGGTCAAAGCCGCCCACCTAAATGCCAGAGAACAGAGATCCGTGAGTTAACCGGCCTCCTTCTCTGGCAAATATTCCTTTCTTATTTTTTTCGTTTAACATTATTCTTTACTCCTTCTTTTGATTTGTCAAATTTTCTATGGCAGCTACAGGACATTCTCCTATATCCATGTTCTACATCAGCGTAATCTCCGGTAACATTGGCCCATTCATATCTTTTAGAAGGGTCTACCGTTCCACACACCTCGCAATGCATTGGCCTGCCATACAACGATTCTACTCTTTTATGGAATGTTGCGTATGTTGCATTATCTCCAACCCATGAATTATTGTTCTTTCCTAACTGATTCCTTTTCGCAGCTTTTCTACATTTATATCCATTCCTTCGAAATGAATTGTAGATAACTTTTTGAGTAGTGCCAAGCTCATTAGCTATTTCTGTTTGCGTCATTCCTCTTTCATACATCTCTACTATCTTTTGAAAATCAATGCGATAAGTTTGAGATTTAGCCTTGCAACCAATTGAGCAATATTTAGAATTGCTAATGTAAGCCTTGTATGATTTGCCGCATACCTTACACCTTAATATCTCCATTGGTAAATATGTTTATTATTCAATGATCCATGTGTCATGTCTCTCTCGTTTTAGCAAAAACTACGCTTTCATGATCCGGCCTCAGATGGGCCATGCAAGCCTTGCTGTATTCGCAGTGTCCGATCTGCAACGCTTACAATCGTGCCAATAGGCACTATTCTTAATTTTTCTACTGTTTTCATTTTTTTTAGCTTGATTATTCTGATTCCATAATCTTTTTCAGAAACTCCAAATGATCCGGAAACGGGACGGAGTTCTTACCTTGCTTCTCGTATCTTTCTTCTCGTTGTCTTTCCTGTTCTTCCCGGTCGTATTTCTCCAGTTGCCTTTTTCTGTATGCTTTGAACTCTATTAAAGCAGACATGATTACCATAGGATCCACAACACCGTAAAAGGTACCATATTCGCCAGCTTTCAACTTGAAGAAAAAAAGCAACAATTCGGAAGCTTTCAAGTAATAGTATTCCACACGTATCATCACGGAAAGCTCCAAGACCTGTTGAAATGTAGGCTTCTCCTTTACACCGGCAAACTTGTACAAGTCCATCAGTTGAGCAATTATCCAAGTATTCACCTGTTCGTCCGGATAGGTTTCTCCGAGCAAAGCCAATGAAGGCGCATTACCTTTGAACGAACGTTCCACATTTTGAGCACATACAACCTGTAATGAAGGATTGAACTTTTTAGCGAAACTTTCACCGTCCCCGTACCTATTTACTACTAACCATGCCTTTTCCGAAAGCTTTTGCGGCATATTCGAGGATTTCACGGTCTGTTTGTTCTTCTCGTGATTTTGCCCTGTTTGGAATTGCCGGATCGTTTCTGCTATTCTTGTTGTCATAATTACCTGATATTACTTTCTCAAAATTCGTTGGTTTGATAAGCCAGTCAAAAGAGGCTCGCCAGCCATTTTTATTCTGGCCTTTGAGAAAATCGCTGTTTAAAGCCATTTGTATCATCCTCGCGAAGGTTTCTTTCCCGTATGTCTTGATACGTGCGTTTATCATCCCTTTTCTCTTGTCTGACAGAGGCATCCGTATATTTCCGAACGCTCCTTGCGTTTTTTCATTGAAAAATTTGACAAGTTCCGCGTAATCAATCCGTCCATCGTGCGGCTGTGAAGTCGCACATACAGGAGATTCGTTAGAATCTTCTGTTATATTTTCCTCTTCCTTTTCCTCTTCCTTTATAGGCACTGATTGTTCAGTGAACGTTCCGTGATTAATCAGTGATTGTTCAGTGAATTTTGATAAGATATTGTCTAACTTGTTTTTAGGTATGTTCAAATCGTCAACATTCGGTCGGTTTATCACTTGATGCCGAGCGAATTTAGGCAGATATATGAAATTCTCATTATTATAAGAGAACTGACATATAAATCCATTTGTCGCAAGCTCTGATAACCATTTCTCAAACTGTTGAACCTGAATTTGGTCATACGGGAATATCTTAGACTTTAACCATATAGTGTCACCGATCACAACGCCGACATCATCGGAGAAAGTCCATAATCCTATGTATAGGAGTCTGGAGTCTCTGCTGATCTTACCTATTTTGGAATCGTCCCAGAATTTAGGCTTAATTGTCCTTATCCGTGCCATGCTTATTTCTTTTTAGGTGTGTCATTTTTATGTAGTTTTATTTTTTAGACAATACAATATACTCCCCGGCCTAGACCGGGGCTTTTAAGATTTAATACGTGAGTAGGGTAGGGCTATTTGATAGTCCTCTTGATCTCGTCCATCAACCTCTCTGTTATCCTCTTGTCGTGCCACTCGTGCCATTCGGTGAATAGCCCCTTGGCGGCGATGAAGAAGAAACATGAGTTCTTTAGTTCCGTCTCTTGCGAGGACGTGATGCGTGACCATCTGAGCTGCTCTTTCACGTGCTCCAGTTCCTTGGAAAGCTGGTCGTTCTCCTTGGATAGGCGGTTGATCTTGATAGTTTGTTGACGTGCTGTTAGAGTACTCATAGCGCACCTCCTTCCATCCCGGCTAAAATGAATGCGGACATCAATAAGATTAGTACCTTGACATAGCCGATAACGTCGTTCTTGTTATCGCATTCGAGCAAGCCGAATGACATGAAGGTTAATAGCTTGGCGATGGATCGCCATGATAGGAAGCTCGTTTCGTGAGCGGACGTGGTTGTGCAATTACTGTTGTTCGTTACACTCGCAGATTTCATAGGACTTGGCATGTTAATGAAATTTGAGTATATAAAAAAGGCTATCGCCCCACGAACCGCCAAGTCCAAGTTAAAACACAAGTGTCGTAACCCATGTGGATTGATAGCCTTTATATCTTTGTAGATATAACACGCCATGTCTAGCCATAAAAATAGCTACGACAAACTTGTTTTCTAATACTTGAACTGGCGGGTTCACTGCAAAGATACAACTCAAATTCAAAATGCCAAACAAAAAACTAATATTTATCTTTCTTATTTACGCTTCTATATGCGTAATAAATGGCAGACAAAAAATTTAGTATTACTATTATAAGCAATGCGGTTTGTAAAAATTTCGGCATACCGGACATACGGCTTACCATGAAGGCTATAAACGATAGCCAAAATGAAATCTCCTCAAATTGATATGTTTTCATATTGAAGTTTTTTTAGAACCACGGGATATATCCCGGTGGCGTGTTGTCCTTGTCCTTGAATCTTTTTAGATGCTCTTCCACGTTCAATCCCTCCCTTACGAGGATGATCGTGTTCTTTCAACCCTTACGGGTATCCTCTTGAATTGAGGCTCCGGAAGTATATCCCCGTTTGCCTTCGTGTTCGCTTTGATCGTTCTCATATAAGTTATCGTTTATAGTTGTCACAATACCGGAAGGAGTTCGCTACCCTTCCGGTGTTCAGTATCTCGCACCATACGGCCAGACCCTTGTGAGGCTTGCCGTGCACGCAATCGGCGCATCTGATACGCTCGGGTTGCTTGTTAGGTTTCTTAGCCATTCAAGTAGTCTTTTATAAGTGTAATGAAATCGTCCAGCGATCGGCATATCTCATATCTGTACCCTTGAGCCTCTACCGCCTTCTGGAATGCCTTCTGGCTGTCCTGTTGCCGGCCTTTTCTTGTCTTCATTTCCACGTACAGACCGTGATGGACGTTATTCGGGACTGACAGGAACAGATCGGCGACCCCTGCCAAAGCCCCTTCCGCTTTTAATATAGCCCCGGTTACCGTGTCCCTCCGTCCTCCGTTCGGGACGCTAAAGAAGCATCCTGCGTATCTCGGATATTGGAGACGGAAGTATCTGACGCAGGCTTGCTGGGTCTGTGATTCGATATTCCTCATTTGTACTTATCGTCTATCAAGATTAATACAATAAAAATTATCGCTAGGATAGCGAGTATGAACGTTATCACCCCGAAGGCGAATAACAGGCTTTGAAAAATGTCACTCATAATCGTAATTGTCAAAATCATCCGGATCGTAATCCGGAATGTCGTTACCGAAATCCATGATTGTTATTTGTTGTTGGTGGACGGTGCCGGGATCGAACCGGCCTCTTTACGTCATGCGCACTCCGTAACGTTTCATCCCGGAATACTTACCGCCCGAAATCCCCGCATATCCTCACGGATGGCAGGGATAATCATTCTAACCCAAATCTAATACCATGAAAAACACACTCTATATTAATATCCTTAGTTCTGAATCTTTATTAAATCGGGTATCGCTCCGTAAATGGGGGTACGACCATCCCATTTGTCGATAAACTGCTTATAGAGAATTTCTTTAGTCAATCCTCTCGAGGTGATTAACGCTTGTTCCGTTTTCAATTGCTCCAACTCGTTGCGTTTCCGTTGCTCCGCTATCTGCTGGTCTAAAACCGAAATATTGGTGTTAACTTCATTCCGACTATCGATCTTCTCTCGTACCGCCTTAGAAAATTCTAATTGTGCTGAGAATGTGAGTAATTGAAGACCTCTTTTCTCGAATTCCTTATCTACGATCTGCTCAAGGCGTTTCTCAAAAAGAAGCGAACCTCCGTCTGCCATTAAGCTATCGGTCTTATGTTTACGGCTTTCCTCCTTGATCAGGTCATAGATGCGAGGTTCTAGTATGTTATCCTCCAATGATTGCATAAAACCGTCTTTTCCTGATTCCGTATCGGCCTTGTCTATGTGCTTGTTATCGAAAACAACGTCTATTGCCCTGTTTTTGATAACCTTGTAGGAGTAAGTGGGGCGTGCGTTAAACTCCGTATTGTCTGCGGCTTTTAACGTGACAGGGCTTCCGAACTCGCCTCGTTGGTCGAATAGTGGGACTTGAAATAATTCCGTGCCCCATTCCCAAGTTGAAACCTTGCCCGATACGACCTTGAAATCCTCCTTCCCTTGTTTCCCGTAATTTTCCATCAATACCCCAGCGTAATTAGGTGCTACACGTTCACAAGAGGATAAAAATACCATAGCGATTATCGCTATAGTAAAAAACTTAAAACTTGTCCTTTTCATTCTTGATAAAATTAAATAGTTTGTAAATTATAAATAATGAACTAGTTAACATAATGACTATTCCTAGCCATGCGTCAACATGGTTAAAAACTCTGTTCCCTACCGGAATAAAGGCTATGGCCAATATCAATACCCAATGTTTGTTGATAAAATTTCTCATATTTGTTGGTTTAGTGCCTCATTGTATAAAGGCATGATTAATCCGATACTGCTTACGTCTTCTACCATGCTGTCAAAAATGATGGCATCGTTAACGCCCTTGAAAGTAGCCGTGCATCGATCGCATTCATATAAAGCTTTCCTCATTATGTCGAATAAGCCCATGTTAAAGGATATTTGAGGAAGCGGAACGCTGGGTTTTGCCAGATAATTTTGTATCGCTTTCTCTGCGTTTGGATATTTTAAGTTCTCATCCGCGAAATAGAAGAATGCCTTATCATTTTTCTTATGACACTCTATCCCGTCATCAGAGATAAGGATGTCATCATATTTCAACATGTCCTTAAAAAATAGACTATGCAGTAATTTGCCGTCTAACGCCTGTATCATGGCTTCGTCAAGGTTTGAGCATTCGGATATCCTGTTTTTAACGATAATATGTCCGTCACTGGCGTAGGCCCAATCTCCCTTGAAATATACGCATTCCATAGCGGGCCGGTTATCGTCTTTTGCGCAAGCCAAAAACATTTGTACGTTCTTGTCAAAGTTGTAAGAACCTTCTTTTCTCTTTCTCATATCATTAATATTTAATGTTGTATTTTCTTCTTTCGTATTGTGGTACATACCCCTTACAAGGGGTGTTCCCTTCAAATAGGGCCGAAACCCTTACAGTTCCCCCGTCTAAGACAGACAGGTCTTTCCAATGCCTCTGCCGTTGATGGCAAAGGCAATGTCTTTTAGAGCATGCCTCATTGAGGCAGTATTTAAGATCTCTCATTTTTCTTATAGGTTTCCAGCTTCTTGACTTCCTTTTTAAGGAGTCTGGCCGCATCCATGTATTTGACGCTGCCATAAGGAGCGGTAATAATAATGTTTGCATGCCTCACGATTTTATCGATAAGGTAATTTGGAGGCCTGTCGCTTTTTCTCATCTCCTGCAGTATTGTTGATACATTTCCTCGTAGCCGGGATCGCCGAAATAGGGAAGATAGCAACCCAGATCGGTTTGCGCCCAGACTTTCATCTTATCCATGAGTGAGGACAGCTCGGAGGTTGTCATGGCGGAAGTCTGGTAATCTACCTTTTGTCTCTCTCCGGTTATCCTGTTCGTATCTTCTCTCATCCCTAGCAAAGCCCTCTTGACATCCCGTTTACAATCTTCTAAGGAGGCATAGCCGATATGATCCGATATCACTTGACACCATAGATGGAAAAGGGCGTTTTGGTTCAAGGTCCTTCGCCTCGCTTTCTTCGTGATCTCGAAAGGATCGGTACCGGACATTAATTTCTTATAGTACATGTCGGCTCGCTCCCGGTCGAACTCGCTTGTTGGATTTATGATCATAGGCTAAAACGGTAAATCGTCTATGGGTTGAGCCATGGGCGGGAAATCAGATTGGGATGGAACGTCGTTGGCGGTCACTTGAGGTCTGGAACCAGCGCTGTCGCTCTTTCCGCATAACATGATATCGTATGCCAATATATCGGTAACATACCGTTTTATACCGTCTTTCTCGTACTCTCTGTAATTGATCGTCCCTAGGATTGTCACCTTGTCTCCCTTGTGGATGTATTTCTCGGCTATCTCGGCCAGTCCACGCCATGCCACGACGTTATGCCATTGCGTCTTCTCCGGCACATCCGTGCCGTCCTGCCTCTTGTAACCTCCGGTGGAGGTAGCCAAGGAGAATGTCGCCGCCTTGACCCCATTATCGAAAGTCCTTATTTCCGGATCCTTACCTACGTTGCCTATCAATAGGCATTGGTTTATGCTCTTGCTCATGCTCTTTTATGATTTGTAGATTGGTAAATTATCGAATAGCCCCCTGAACTTGGACCATTGGACGAACTCCTTAAGCAATATACGATTATCTTGCTCCATGGTGTTGTACCAATGACATCCGACAGCCGGGGCGTAAGGCTTAAGCTCCAGTCCACGGACATCATAACCATGTTTGTCCTTGTCGTATCCAACGAACTGGAACAAGTCGAAAAAGAAGTCTCCCACGCCGAATAGCTCCATATAGAATCTCCACTGGCAACTATCCGTGTAATCGGAGTCCTTTATAGGGGAGTATTTCGTCTTTATGTCCCTTATCTCAAGTCCGTTTATGATATCGGCACAACCCGTTATGACTATTTCCCCTATGTCCATGTATTCCCTTATCTCGTGGAAGGCATTAGGGAAGCGGTCCTTGTATTCCAGAGCTGTCTTGCATTGTTTCAAGTCCAGCTTCACGGGGTAGCCGTCTATATCGAACTCCCTCCCCGGGATCTCCGTCTCCGTCCCCGGGATCTTTTTGCATCCTAGGGTATCGCCTTCCACTATCTTATGGAAGGCCGTCCCCACTCTCGTATACTGGTTTCCCGTGAATTGCCCGGTGAGATTGTCTATGACCGATCGCTCGTCATCATATTCGGAATGTTCCGTTATGTAACGCCTGAATTTCTCCAGTTGGGTTACCCTAAGCAACCTTTTCATCCTTGACGAATTTACCCGTTTCCTTGTTAAATACGAATCCTTTCTCTCCTAGGACTTTTATCATCTTCTCCTTGAAAGGTCTCTCGAATACCTTGTTTAGAGATTGTTTTATCTCTATCATACGGTTCGCCTCTTCCTCCGTCTCCACGGCTTCCAGCGCTATATTCGCTCGATCCAACGCTTCCATGGCGATCCTTTGTTCCTCGGTCTTGCTTTGTATGGTCTTTTTAACCTTTGACACTATACCGGCCATGAAGGAGGGAAACTCCGTTGAGTTGCATTCAGGTATCACGGTTGGCGGTATTTGTGCCACGTTCTTCCCTACGGTGGTATCTGTAGGATCGAAACATATGGTTCTCTTTCCGTTTATCATGGTGATAAACCCCACTTGATCCGCTATACGGATCAACAGGTCCTTGGATTGTCCCGTGCAGTCCGGGGAATGCTTTATCAAGTCTCCCTCTTGGGTCTCCTTGTCATGGCATACGAAGATGATATCCGAGCAATCGGATCGTCTCCTGTTGACGAAGTTCTTGAACTCGTCCGCTATGTAACCGAACAATTTAAGCTTGTTCTTGCTCAGCTTGTAATCTTGCTTAACCCCATATACGGCCAAGAAATCATCCAGCATTGATTTCGCCGTGTCCACTATAATGGTTTTATATCCTTTCATCGAGCCTTCCTCGGAGAGAATATCCTCCCATGTTTGCGCCGTAAGCGTGTCGACCTGATTCGCCGCCCGGTCAAATCCCCGGTCGCAATCGATCAATAATGGGTTCTCGCTCGTGTTGGAAAGGGATGTCTTTCCTGCTCCCGGTGTGCCGTAAATGACCATGATAATAGGTCTAAGCGGCCTAACGTCTGTTTTCTTTAAAATAGGCATAATATTTATTTTTAAAATGTTTCGTCAGCCTCCGGGAGTCGAACCCGGACTAAGACCATCGGCCGCCCTTCCCTCACTACCGTGTCCCTTTCCACCGGGCCAATGATATCGTCATGGCCTACCACTTGTCTAGGATATCGGTTGCCGGTCTGGGTCGGGGTTGCACCTCGTAAGGGCGGGATGTTACCAATTATATGAATCACATAGGAACCTAAGCTCCTCCATGCTCTCCTCATATTCCTCGTTGTCCTCCTCCCCGTCGTACTCCGGTTCGCCGTCGGGGTCTTTGATGTAGATGTCTCTCATATATCTTGATTTGTAGGCCTCCGGGAGTCGAACCCGGCCATCCCCATGTTAGGGGCGCTCTACCGATAAGCTAAGGCCTTGAATTTATTCGATCTCGATAATCTCGAATTTTCCTTTCTTTATATATATCTTATGATTGTAGTAGTCTTTGACTATTCCATGATCGGAAACTGTATTTATGTTTCCAGTGCAATCCTCGACATATGAGTTATTGCAAGCCTTGACCGTGGCAGAGCCGTAAGCCTCGACCGTGGCAGAGCCGTAAGCCTCGACCGTGGCAGAGCCGTAAGCCTTGACCGTGGCAGAGTCGTAAGCCTTGACCGTGGCAGAGCCGTAAGCCTCGACCGTGGCAGAGTCGTA